TTAATCTCAATTGTTCTTTTTTTTGTTTAGATATTTTCTTCATAAGTAATTGGTTTAATTAAAAATAAGAAATAAGTGTTGAAAGTTTCGTAAAAAAGTGTTACAATTATAATATAAGATAAAACACGCAAAAAAGGAGAAAAAAATGAAAACACTCGAACAAGAACTCAAAGAAATGCAAACACTATATCGCACAGACGGAACAACAATAGATAGCTCTAACAAGTTGTCACTCACAGAGTTAGTATTGAAGAACAAAGATAATCTTTCGGAAGCCAATCTCCGAAAAGCCAATATCAGTTGCGTTGATCTCAGTAGCGTTGATCTTAGTTTCGCCGATCTACGGGAAGCCAATCTCCGAAAAGCCAATCTCCGAAAAGCCAATCTCAGTTACGCCAATCTCCGGGGAGCCGATTTCCGGGAAGCAAATCTCCGAAAAGCCAATCTCAATTACGCCAATCTCCGGGGAGCCGATTTCCGGGAAGCAAATCTCCGGGGAGCCGATTTCCGGGAAGCAGATCTCAGTTTCGCCAATCTCCGGAAATTCGATCTCAGTTTCACAGATCTCAGTTACGCCAATCTCCGGGGAGCCGATCTACGGGAAGCCAATCTCCGAAAAGCCAATCTCCGAAAAGCCAATCTCCGAAAAGCCAATCTCAGTTACGCCAATCTCCGGGGAGCTGATTTCCGGGAAGCAAATCTCCAGGGAGCCGATTTCCGGGAAGCCAATCTCAGTTTCGCCAATCTCCGGAAATTCGATCTCAGTTTCACAGATCTCAGTTTCGCCGATCTCCGGGAAGCAGATCTCCAGAAAGCCGATCTCCGAGAAGCCAATCTTCGAAAAGCAAATCTCAGTTTAGCCGATCTCAGTTACGCCAATCTCCGGAAATCCAATCTCAGTTTCGCTGATCTCCGGGAAGCCGATCTCCGGGAAGCAGATCTCCAGAAAGCCGATCTCCGAGAAGCCAATCTTCGAAAAGCAAATCTCAGTTTCGCCGATCTCAGTTTCACAGATCTCAGTAGCGTTGATCTCAGTTTCGCCAATCTCAGTTTCGCTGATCTCCGGAAAGCCGATCTCAGGAAAGTCAATCTCCAGGGAGCCGATCTCCGAGAAGTCGATTTCCGCTGGTCGATAATCGATGATGCAGATCTCCGCAACGCGAAATATGACTACAAAACCCTGATGCTTCAAGTTAATTGGGGAGAACTTTCTGACAAACTCACACTTGAACTCATGCGCCAGGACACGCAGCTAATCGGTGAGGATCTGATAACAGCCTGGGCTAATGGCGGCGAATGTCCTTACGAAGTTTTGAATAGGGATCGAGATTACAAATTCAATGTAAAAAAACACCTCTGGAAACCAGGAAAGCCGAAGTACAGAAAAGATCAGATGTGGGATCTTTTTGAGGCGCTTTGTAAGGAAAAAGGAGTGAAGATCTGATGTTAAGCAAAACAGCAAAAATTATTAACATTGTAACACAAAGGAGTTGAAAATGCCAACACTATATCGCACAGACGGAATAATAATAAATAGATCTAACAAGTTGTAACTCACAGAGTTAGTAAGGAAGAACAAGGATAAACTTTTGGAAGCCGATCTCAAAAAAGCTAATCTTTGGGGAGTTAATCTCCTGGGAGCCAATCTCCGAAAAGCCAATATCAGTTACGCCAATCTCAGATTCGCCGATCTCCGTTACGCCAATCTCCAGGGATCCGATCTCAGTTTCGCCAATCTCCGAAAAGCCAATCTCAGTTTCGCCGATCTCAGTTACGCCAATCTCCAGAAAGCAGATCTCCAGAAAGCCAATCTCCGGGAAGCCAATCTCCGGGAAGCCGATCTCCGAGAAGCCGATCTAAACTGGACGATAATAGCAGGAACCGACCTTCGAGGAGCGAAATACGACTACAAAACTCTCATGCTTCAAGTTGATTGGGGAGAACTTTCCGACGAACTCACACTCGAACTCATGCGCCAGGACACGCAGCTAATCGGTGAGGATCTGATAACAGCCTGGGCTAATGGCGGCGAATGTCCTTACGAAGTTTTGAATAGGGATCGAGATTACAAATTCAATGTAAAAAAACACCTCTGGAAACCAGGAAAACCGAAGTACAGAAAAGATCAGATGTGGGATCTTTTTGAGGCGCTTTGTGAGGAGAAAGGGGTGGTGATATAATGTCAAGCAAAACAGAAAAAATTATACAAGAGCTTGAAAATAATAGCATTGTAACACAAAATTCACAACTGTCTTTTGCCGATTATATTGAACAAAACAAAGACGAATTTGCAAAAGTTATTCCTTCTAATATGAAACTTGACAAAATACTAAGGCTTGGTATAGCAGCTTACAAAAGGAAACCTCAATTAATGGCTTGTACTCAGGATTCTGTGGCTATGGCTATTATGGAAGCTACATCACTAGGTCTTGAGATAGATACTCCAATGCACCAGTGTACTATAGTTCCAGTCAATGATTACAAAAACAAATGCAAATCAGCAGAGTTATGGATCGAATACGAAGGGTATGTAGCTCTTATGTATCGGCACCAGAAAGTAATATCTATATTTGCCAGTGAGGTATATATGGATGATGAGTTTGATTTTCAGTATGGGACTGATAGTTTTCTTAAGCACAAACCAAACGGAAATAGTATAAGTGAAAAAATATCCTTTTTTTACTGTTGTGTCAAGCTTGTAGGTGGTCATATTTTTAGGGTTATGACAAAAAAACAAGTTGATAATGTTCGTGATAGCTATTCAAAAGCTTATAACTATAATCAATCAGACAAGAATACTCCGTGGAATCAGGATTATATAGCTATGGGAAAAAAAACTGTAATAAGGGCAATAAATAAATTTGTACCGAAAACAACAGAAGTTTCAATGGCTTATGATACTGATATTGCTTCAGTTTGGGTAAAAGGGGAAGAAAAACATAAAAATATTATTAAAGGAGAAAGTTAAATGCAAATATTATATCGCACAAACGGAATAATAATCGATAGCTCTAACGAACTGTCAATTAAGGAGTTAGTTATAAAAAACAAACATAACCTTTTGGATGCCGATCTCAAAAAAGCCGATCTTCGAGAAATCAATTTGCAAGGAGGCGATCTCCGGGAAGCCAATCTCAGTTTCGCTGATCTCCGGGAAGCCGATCTCTGGAACATAGATTTCCAGGATGCTAATCTCCGGGAGGCAGATCTCCGGAAAGCATTACTTGAGGATGTTAATTTTCAAGGTACAGATCTCCGAGAAGCAAATCTACAGGATGCTAATCTCAAAGGAACCTATCTCAAGGAAACAGACCTCAGAGGAGCAAAATACGATTACAAAAAACTCATGTTTCAAGTGGATTGGGATGAACTTTCCGAAGGCCTCACCCTCGAACTCATGCGCCAGGATGCTGATTTGAGTGGAAAACTAAGTTTTAGATATAAAAGATTATGGAAACCCGGAAAACCAAAATACGGAAAAGATCAGATGTGGGATCTTTTTAAGGCGCTTTGTGAGGAGAAGGGGGTGAAAATAAAATGATTAAAAAAAATAAAAACTATATGATTGATATAAAAGTACTTAATGATAGTGGTTATAACGAAGCAATGTTAGGAATATCGCTAAACAAGAAAAAAAATATTGACACGGCAAAAAAAGTATCGTATAATTTGTATAACAAAGATTTTGGACATAATAAGTTTCTTGAGCATATGTACCTTTGGTTGTTGGTGAAAGCCCCAAGGTATTGGTGGCAAGAGGCTGATACTTATAGGTTGTCGTCAAAAAATAGCGAATCAACAATGCACACTATTTTGAAAAGAAAACTAACTTTTGCAGATTTCGAACCTGATGGAGTTTCAGAAAGAAAACTAAAAGAACTTAATCAATATGTAAAAAACAAAAATTTTTTAATTCTTAAAAAAAGATTAAATGAATCTTTTTTGCAGCAAAGAATGTGGGTAATAAGCTATAAAACTATGAGAAATATAATAATACAAAGATATAATCATAGGTTACCACACTGGAAAGATTTTTGTGACAAAATAGTAAATAATTGTAAAAATCCAAGCTATCTCAACATAAAACAATAAGGAGGAATTATGTATAGAATATTAATCGATAATAGGTATTATTTTGGAAATATTTTTTGGAAAGAAGAAGATGTTAAAAAAATATTTCCAAAATTACAAAATCTTGGAATAAGTTTTTGTATTGAAAGGATAAATAAATGATGGATAAAGAATTAGAAAAAAAAGAAGTTGATGGCTATAAAGAATTAGGCAAATCCTTTATAGATTTAGGCAATGTCCTTTTAAAGGAAGATTTCACGGTGGATGAACTAAGAAGAGCCGCATCAAACTGTAATATGTCTGTTAATTTAGTTTTAAGTTTCGCAAAAAAATAGTCTTTTCGCAAAAAAATACTTATATTATAATATATGAAAAAAATAAATTACAACAAAGTCGAATGGTATTATAATATTGGTCTTTCCACTACAGAGGTTATTAAGCTTTTGGGTATTAGTCTTTGTGCTTTTCGGCAAAGAATTAGAAACAAATATAATGTATCAATTGAAGATTATATTAAAAGCATTAATAGCGATAAAAAAGATGGAAGACCTAAAATAGAGATTGACTATGATCAAGTTAAAAGATTATGCCAAATTTTTTGTACACAGGAAGAAATTTGCAATTTTTTTGGAATTTCAGTAGATACTATAGAGAGAAGGTTTCAGGAAAGATATGGCAAAACTTTCCAAGAAAAATACAAACAATTTTCTGTTGACGGAAAGATATCACTAAGAAGAAAACAGTTCAAAAGATGCGAAGAGGGTAGTGATACTATGCTTGTATGGATGGGCAAAAATCACCTTGGACAAAAAGACAAAAATGAACAAGAAATACTTGATCATGAAATTAAAATAACATACGAAGAAGATAATTAATATACCTTCCTTTTTGAGTGTTTTTCGTATTATTGGAATAGCCTGTGTAATGCGGGCTATTTTTATTTTCGAAAGGTTACAAATGTGGCAAAAACAAATAAAAGAAGATTTTTATTTGTTTAAAAAAGAATTTCGGTGGATTACAAGATAAAAATTAAAAGACTTCCTCACCAAAAAGAGTTTATGTCGTCAAAAGCTCTTACAAAAGCTCTTGTAACAGGCTATGGTGGAGGAAAAACATTTTGTATGGTTCAAGAGGGAATTAAGCACAGCTTCTTAGATCCAGGGATTCCTCACATGCTTGTGTCTCCAACGTATCCTATGGCTGAACAAACTATAATACCAACTATAATTGAAATATTAGAAGATTATTTTGAACCTTCTTTACAGGAGGGAAGGGATTATTTTTATAATCGCAGTAAACATAATTTTTACATCAAAAAATGGAATGGTATAATCTGGGTAAGGAGTGCTGATAAACCTAGCTCGCTGAAAGGTCCAAACTTGGGGAGTTTTGGGATAGATGAACCTGGGCTTATCAAAGATAGTAATGTATACAAAATAATGATATCCAGGAGAAGGCACCCAAGAGCAAAATATCCACAAGGATACCTATCAGGTACACCAGAAGGCCTAAATTGGTTTTTTGATCTCTGTGAAGGCGATAAAATACCTAAAGATTTTTGTCTTGTCAAAGGGAAAACAACAGATAATACACATTTGTCTATAGATTACATTAATGACCTATATGACCAATATGACGAGCAGTTGGTACAAGCGTATATAAATGGCGAGTTTGTCAACCTTGAGGGTGGTTCTGCTTATTATTCTTTTTCAAATAGTTTGTATCCAAAAGGTAATTTAATTGATGATTTTGAGATAAACCCTTCAAGACCTTTAGTTCTTGGTATGGATTTTAATTATAATCCAATGACACTTGTAATAGGCCAGGAGGTTATGGTTAACAAAGAGGTAAAATTTATTGTTTTTGACGAGTTGTTTCGAAAAAATTGTGACACAGATATGGCCATAGAACAAGTTTTGGAAAAATATGGGAAGTATAAGTTTAATGTCTATCCAGACATGAGTGCATATTCAGACAGTGCTCATGGAAGTGCTAAGTCTGATATAACACTTATAAAAAATACTTTCGAAAGATATAAAAAAAGACCAATAAACGATTATATAATTAAAGGCAAATCTGCAAACCCACCTCGGAAAGACCGCCTCAATTCTGTCAATACATTACTTAGAAATGCAAAAGGCGAAATAAAATTACTTATCCAGAAAAAATGTAAATTTTTGCTGGAAGACTTGAAAAAATGCCTAATGGAAGAGTATATTAATGGAAGATATGTTGATCCAGAAAGGGGTCATATTACTGATGCATTAGGATATGCTGTACACGCTAGATACCCAGTCAGAATAGACAGATATTACAATAATTTAATTATTCATTAAAAGGATCTATTATGGAAAATACAATCCCAATAAACGAAGAGATATCATCAAGGTTAGATACTTGGAATAGAATCGAAGCTCTTCTAACGCGAGATGAAAATTATACCAAAAATAAACTATGTATACAGTTCCCAAACGAAAGCCAATCCGCTTACGAAGAACGAAAGAAATATTTTAATAGAACTTTTGTTAACATAACTCAAGACCTTGTAAATGCCCCAGTTAATACTATATTTCGTCAAGGATTAAAAGATGAGTTTCGGCAAGATAATACTACATTGGAAAAATTTCATAATAATGTTAATATTGGCGAAAATGAGATATCTCTTAGTGATTATATCCAAACTTATGTTGCTCCATCATTTAGGAGCTATGGTAATATTTGTTCACTTATCGAGTTACCTGGAATTACGGTTAACAATAGACAGCAACAACAAGATCTAATTAAGCCGTATATTACAAATATAAAACTTCAAGATATTATCAATTGGCAGTATTATAATGATCAACTAATTTGGTTTGCTTACAAGGGCGCTTATTCAAAATTATGGCAGGACCCTATCAGTGAGCCTACCCCAGAGTCTCAGGGAGTTACAATTTTGTGGACATTAGAAAAAGTATACATAATAGGTGATAATCAAAAAATAATTGACAGTTGGGATAATAAATATGGTATAATTCCAATTGTAATGATGGGTACTTTTTATATTTCGCCTGAAAATCGTATTGGTAATGCTGCTATGTTTCAATCTTCACAGTCTATAGTAATAATGAATAACCTATTAAATCAAGGAGTATACGAGTTATTCAAACACGGAGGGTCATTATTACTTATGCACGAAGATTCTATGTTGGCCACAAACTTGACAACCGATAATGATGGTGAATCAAAAATTAAAAGGCTTGATTATAATGGGATGCTTACAATGTCTGGAGAGGTGGAACCAAAATATTTAGTCAAAGAGCTAAAAACTGAAGATATTATGGAATGGGCAATGTATTACAAAAAAGAAGCTATAGAAAACGAAAGAGATCTTAGGAGTGTAGCAAATAAAGGGGTTAAAGGCAAAACAGTACAAGAGTCAGGGTTTGCTAAAGTAATTGACAGAGAGCCACTTGAAACAAACCTTATAGCTCTATCTAATAGTTGTGAGTTGTATACAAAAAAAATAAACAAAATTGTCAACACATTAACAAATGAAAAAACAGAAAATATATTTGAATTCGATAAAGATTATGATATGAGAACCCTAAAACAAAAATACGAAGACATGCAGATAGCGATAAAAAACAGAGTAAACGATATTTCTCCTACTTTGTATAAAGAACTTTGGAAAAATATAGCACCAGAAAATGTTAAGGATCATGAAACACTTGATAAAATATTTGAAGAAATCGAAAGTTATAAAGATGATGATTTTGATGATGAAAATAATGAAATTATAGATCAATTTAATAATCTACAAAAAAAATAACTTGAAAGATGATAAAAATGGTGATAAAATTAAGTAATGAGAAAAAAGTACAAAAATTATAAAAAAGCAACTGAAGAAAGTTTGTCGAAAATATTAGAAGAGTATATTTCTGCGATGAATACTAGAAAATTAGAAGGCATACCTTATGATAGTATTATTACGCAAATTATAAAAATACAGCATCAAATTATATATTTAAAAAAAGGAAAAAAATGAATATATTGTTTAACGGCCATAAATCTGGCCTTGGGAATAATGGTGGAACAAAAACTATTGTTAATTCGATTAATGTGATAAATAGATTAAGTGACAACAAAGCATATGTTATCGGAAAAAATTATTATACATGGAATAATATTAATCATATTATATTACAAGACATAACAAGAATATATGATAATTATTTTGATTATATTATAAACGTATCTATAATTGACGTAGAACAAACAATTAGTATTAACGAAAAAACAAAAATACCCATTGTATGGTGGCTCCGTGGTTGGGAAAAATGGGTATATGGTGAAGAAGAGCTAATAAGAAAAATTAAGAAATTCGCAAAATATGGAAAAATATTAGCAAATTCATCATGGCTTGTTGACCACGTCAAAGAAAAATGTGGTGTTGATTGTGTGTTGTGTTTCGCTGGGGTTGATATAGATTTTTGGCAAGATAGATATTACAATCTTAAGTGTGAAAAAAATAAGCTATCATATGGTGCAACTATATACGAAAGACATCCTACAAAAAATTCTAATATATTATATTTTCTTCAAGATGATTATGTAAAAAACAAAAAAATAAATTTTCGCTACATAAATATTAAAGATGGGCTTAATGACGATGCTCTAAAGTATTACTACTATAGCCTGAATGGATACGTAGCACCAACTGAACTTGAAGGGTTCCACAACTCAGCAGCAGAGGCAGCACTTTGTGGTTGTCTTGTATTTTGCAACAGAAAAAAAGAAAACGGTATGGGTGATTATGCAAACGAATTAACAGCGGAAAGGTTTTCGTCTGTCAATGAATTGAAACACAAACTAGAAAACCCGAATTTTGACAAAATTACAAAAATGATGGAACAAATTATAAAGAAAGTTGGTACAAGAGAAGAAAATATGAAAAAGTTTATCAATATTTTAAAAGGATCCTAAATGCCGACACTATATCGCACAGACGGAACAATAATCGATAGCTCTAACAAGTTGTCGCTCACAGAGTTAGTAAGGAATAACAAAGATAAACTTTCGGAAGGTGATCTCCGGAAGGCCGATCTCCGTGGAGTCTATATCCGGAAGGCCAATCTCAGTTTCGCCGATCTCCGGGAATCCGATCTCCGGGAATCCGATCTCCGGGAATCCGATCTCCAGGGAGCCGATTTCCGGAAAGTCGATTTCAGAAAAGCCAATCTCAGTTTCGCCGATCTCCGGGAAGTTAATTTCAGTTTCGCCAATCTCAGTTTCGCCGATCTCCAGAAAGCCGATCTCCTGGAATCCGATCTCCGGGAATCCGATCTCCAGGGAGCCGATTTCCGGAAAGTCGATTTCAGAAAAGCCGATCTCCGTTACGCCAATCTCCGGGAAGCCTATATCAGAAAAGCCAATCTCAGTTTCGCCAATCTCCGGGAAGCCAATCTCAGTTTCGCAGATCTCAGTTTCGCCGATCTCCGAAAAGCCGATCTCCGAAAAGCCGATCTCCGAAAAGCAAATCTCCGCTGGTCTATAATCGACGAGGCAGACCTCCGCAACGCAAAATACGACTATGAGACAGTAATGCTTCAAGTTAATTGGGAAAAACTCTCCGACGAACTCACCTTAGAACTCATGCGCCAGGACGCGCAGCTTATCGGAGAAGAAATGATAACCAATTGGTCTAATGGCGGCGAATGTCCTTATGTATTTTTGGTAAGAAAACGAGATTTCATATTCAAAGAAAGAAAGAAGCTCTGGAAAACCGGAAAACCAAAATACGGAAAAGATCAGACACGTGAGCTGTTTGAAGCTCTTTGTGAGGAGAAAGGGGTGAAGGTCTGATGTCAGTGATATTATGTATAGTAATAATACTATATTCTGTATTTACGCAACTTTCTATAGTGTTATTTAGACTGTTTTTAGAAGATTTTTATGAAAACAACAAAACACTATGTGTTGTATTATCAACGTTTTGGGTGATAACGGTACCAGTTATATTAATTAAGTGGGTTTTCGAGGAGATATTTTAATGAAAAAAATAAGCATTTACACATTCTTAACGTCAAATTCAAAGCTATACGCGGAATTACTTTATGCAACTATGATTAAATTTTGGTCTTATGAGACTAATCTAAAATTTTTTTGTGTTGAGTCTAATAATTGCGATGGTTCGCCAAATTTTTGGGAGACAATCAAAAAGACAAAAAATAATAAAGGTCACAATTGCTATAACCATGCTCATGCTATGCATATAGCACAAACTCACGCAAAGTCAAGTAATTGCGACTATTGTATATTCGTTGATTGTGACATAGCTATATTGTACCCAAGCTGGGACCTTGTAGTATGTAGCGAATTAGAGTGTAATGATATATTTGGAACTGCATTTGGTGATGATAGTGTACAATATAATAGATTTCCTAATGTGTTCTTTTTTTGTTTTAGGAAGGATGTTTTTGGTGGTGATTTTGAATTTGATTTTAGCCCTGATATTGACAAAAACGGATCGCCAAAAAGAATACGATTAACTGATATAGACAGGGCGTACCTCAAAGACCAAGACAAAAAAATATTAAAATGTGATACAGGTTGGAAAATTCCCTTTTTGGCACATTTCTACAGCATGAAGGGTAGTTATATGCCGAGGGTTTTGGGTAGCGACAAAAATTCAAAATTACCTTATTCTGGCCAAGAACAAAAAATAAAATGTATAGAAAAACCATTACACATGGCGGAGTGGCATTATAAAAACGAACTTTACCTCACACACAAACAAGCATCAAGAAACCATCCTCTCAATGGTGTTTGGGGGTCGATCTGGAAAGCTCGAATTGATACATATATAAAATTAACTGGATTTTAGGGGTTTCTTGTGGTAATATTACTAATGTTTGTTTATTTTACAAAGACAAAGACGAGGAGGAATAAATATGACAGTTGACCCAATTATGGCGAATTATATACATGGATCAAGCAAAAAAGAAAACATAAACAACTGGCTAGAAACCAGAAAAAAAGGTATAGGTGGTAGTGATATAGCATCTATTGCGGGCCTAAACCCATGGAGAAATTCAACAGACGTATACCTTGACAAATTGGGTCTTATAAAAACAGAGGCTAATGAACAAATGAAAATTGGTCTAGTCCTTGAAGATCCTATAGCAATTATATATTCTGGGCAAAAAAAAGTGTTGCTTGAAGAAATTGATTATGTATTACAACACGATGAATATGAATTTTGTCTTGCTAATATAGATCGATTAATAAAAAAAACAATAATTGATGATATAGATAATGACACAACAGAAGCTTTGAAAAAATATGGGGAAGGTATCTTAGAGATTAAAAATACCAGAAGAGGCGAAGATTGGGTAGATGGAAAAGTGCCGAATTATTATATGTGCCAACTACAGTGGTATCTCGGCATAACTGGGCTTCAATGGGGGCAATTCGCTGTGTTGATCAATGGTAGCAATTTTGTCACTTCTGAAATTATTATGTTTGATGAAAATTTGTTTCAGAAACTTGTTGAAATTGCTAATAATTTTTGGTATAATCATGTTAAGAAAAATATTCCACCATCACAAAATTTGGATATTAATCAGTTGTCAAAAATATACAAAACGAAAGATAATACAATAGTATTAGAAAACAATAAAACTGTTAATGAGATTTTAGATGAGAGAGAAAAAATATTGACCACTATCAATAAGTTAGAAAAAAGGAAAAAAGAAATAGATACAGAAATATATAACAATATTAAGGAAAACAAAAGTGGTTGTACTGACAAGTGGAGTATAACGAAAATAACAAGAAATAGTGTTAATTTAGACTATAAAAGACTAAAAGAAGAACATTATGATATCTACCAAAAATTTAGCAAAAAAAGCGAATCAGTATATTTTATATATAAAAAAATAGGAGATTAAAATGCCAACACTATATCGCGCAGACGGAACAACAATAGATAGCTCTAACAAGTTGTCACTCACAGAGTTAGTAAGGAAGAACAAGGATAAACTTTCGGAAGCCGATCTCAGGAAAGTCAATCTCCAGGGAGCCGATCTAAGTTTCGCCAATCTTAGTTTTGCTGATCTCCGGAAAGCCAATCTACAGGGAGTCGATCTCCAGAGAGCCGATTTCAGAAAAGCCAATCTCAGTTACGCAAATCTCCGGGAAGCCGATCTCCGAAAAGCCAATCTCCAGGGAGCCGATTTCCGGGAAGTAGATCCCAGTTTCGCCAATCTCCGAAAAGCCGATCTCCGAAAAGCCAATCTCAGTTACGCAAATCTCCGGGAAGCCAATATCAGTTGCGTTGATCTCAGTAGCGTTGATCTTAGTTATGCCAATCTCAGTTTCGCCAATCTCCGGAAATCCGATCTCAGTTTCGCCAATCTCAGTTTCGCCGATCTCCAGAAAGCCAATCTCCAGGGGTCCGATCTCAGTTTCGCCAATCTCCGGAAAGCCAATCTCAGTTTCGCCGATCTCCAGGAAGTAGATTTTCGCGGGTCGATAATCGATGATGCAGATCTCCGCAACGCGAAATATGACTACAAAACCCTAATGCTTCAAGTGAATTGGGAAAAACTTTCCGACGAACTCACACTCGAACTCATGCGCCAGGACGCGCAATTAATTGGAGAAGACATGATAACAGCCTGGGCTAATGGCGGCGAATGTCCTTACGAAGTTCTGTACAGAGATCGAGATTTCAAATTCAATGTAAAAAAACACCTCTGGAAAACCGGAAAACCGAAATACGGGGAAAATCAAATGAGACAACTTTTTGATGCGCTTTGTGAGGAGAAGGGTGTGAAAATATAATGGAAAGAGTTGAGATAATATCTGATTAATGCTAAATCATCATTTCTAAGTTTTGAGGTTACTTGATACATTTTTTTCATATCAAAATAATTAAGATTTTTTGACTTTAAATAATCATCTCGTGTTTTGATATATTCGTCAACATCTGATTTAATCCGAAACATATGACACTTATAACACAATGTCATTCCATTTTCAATAAGAAACCAAGAATGTTTGTTGTTTTTTGTAATACCCCTAGATACAATATGGTGAGCTTGAAGACGGTCAGTAGCACCACACCATACACAATAAGGAGTGTTTTTTCTAATAATTTTTGACCATAATCCAAGTAATTTATTGATCTCAATTGTTCTTTTTTTTTGTTTAGATATTTTCTTCATAAGTAATTGATTTAATTTAAAATAAGAAATAAGTGTTGAAAGTTTCGTAAAAAAGTGTTACAATTATAATATAAGATAAAACACGCAAAAAAGGAGAAAAAAATGAAAACACTCGAACAAGAACTCAAAGAAATGCAAACACATCATGAAGATGAAATTGCTAAACACATAGAAGAAGAATCTAAAAGAATTAAAGAAATAGAAAATGTGGTTAAAAAAGCTTACGAATTAGTTGATTATCTAAATCGCATCTCTGAAGAAAATAATGTTGAAGAATTAAGAAAATATATCTATAATTAGAAAGAGGACATAATGTATAATATTAGAGTAATTATTGTTGTAATCATTATATTTTGCCCTTTGATTGTGAGTGCTGGTAATTTTGATACTGCAACAATCAAAATAGTTGAAATAGAAAGGACTTACGAATTTGGTCTTCCGAAAAAAGATACAGTAATGTGTACTGTTTTCTATCTAAAAAATTCAGTTTATCATCCTAACGGAAAACATTGGTATTTGAAAGGATTACATGGACAAGATTTTATTTCAGAAAAACAACCAAAAATATTAAGAATTGTTGAAAAATAACAAAGGAGGAAGTATGAAAATAACACCAGAAATGAGAGAAAAGGTCCGATCGATAATTAGAGATGATGTTTCAGAAATAAAAAAGTGTCATATTGTTGAAGAGATTATGTCTATATTAGTAGAAAAAGGGTTAGATATTTGCTCAATAGGTAAGATTGTTCATAAATTCAAATATTATGTAAAATCTGGGTTTTCGGTTGAGCTTTTAAGACTGAGGGATGATTGCAAAAAAATAACACCAGAATTTATTACGAAAACACCTAAATCAAATCATTACTCTATACACAAAGACAACTACAGTAATACACGTTCTGAAAAATCTAGTATTAACCAGGATGACGTAATTAATCTAAAAATAACCCTTGAAACATGTGAATCAATAGAAAAATTTTTGGAGGCAATATAGTTGAAATATCCTTATTTAGTAATACTTTACGGTAAGTTTTCAAACAAGTTTAACGAAAAACAACAAAAAATGATAGACGGTAACTCTGTGTGTGGTTACCGTCCGTACGCAAAAGAATTTGGGGAAATAATATATCTATCAAAGCAAAATATATCAGAATCGTGGGAAAAATGGATTACCAAGAAAGATTTTTTGATTGATTATCTAAGAATGAAAAAAAAGAAAAACCCTGATATGGTAATTTGGTCTATTAAGCACGATGTAAAGAAAGACGAGGTATTAGCTGAATTCGATAACACAGTATATTATTCGTGTTGTGCATATCATACAAACAACAAAGCTGCAAAAATATCTCTGGTTGATACTGTCGAAAGGAAAAAATCTCCAAACCAAAAATTATGGGTGAAAGGTAAGGACCCTATATTTTGGGTGCCTGATTACAAATTTAGAAAAGAATATGATTTCCTTCTTATTGGTAGGCGTGGAGACAAAAACGAGCTGTTTTTTATTGACAAAATGAAAAATAAAAAAGTAAAAATTCTTTGGATAGGCGGGCAAAAATTCAGTTCTCAGATAAAAAAAATAATAATAAACAAACCAATTCAAGTTGTTACCACAAAGTTTTTAGGCCTTGACGAAATCGTAAAAGAAATAAACAAAGCTAAAATAGGTATAATTCTTTCAGAAATACCAGCAGAGGGATTCCCACAAACATTTCTTGAAATGAATATGTGTGGTCTCCCTGTGATAATGCTAGAAAAATTCAAAATACAAAAATGTTATAAACAAAACTGCTTGACAATCTATGATAAAAACGATATAATGAAAAAGGCTGAAGAATTTATTTTGATATATAACAAAAATGGTAAACATCTGATGGTTTGTACAATTAGGGCACATGCAAAAGACGATTACTCTCTCAAAAAAAGTTACAAAAGCATATTGGACGGGCTAAAATGAACGAAATAACAAAAGCTACACTAAAGAACTTGTGTATAGATATAACAACTCTTAATTTGAAAATCACAAAAGGATTGATAAGTATTAATCAGTATGAAGATATAGTTGATATATATATTGATAACACAATTAATGAATTAGAAATATTGAGAGTAACGCCTCGAATTATTTATAAGGATAATTTTTTTGAAAGGTATAACTAATGTCTGGTCTAGTAATAACAATGTCTGACAAAGATTATTTCCATAATGGAGAATTATTCCTAGAAACGAGGGGAAAAATAGACGCAGATTTTGTTTTATACACCCCAAATCTAACTGATGGGCAAATCAAAATATGTTGGAAAAAAGATATTGAAGTTAAAAAAGTTGATCAACAGATATGGGATATAAGAATGCAAACTTTGAAGTTCTGTTTTTTGTTAGAGTATGTTAATAGTTCTATCTTTGGAAAAAAAACAAAATTAATAACTTTTTGTGATTTTGATACATTTTTTGTTAACCAATTTGAGGATGTAATTATAAAAAAATATAAAAAATTATTTGAAAACAATTGTAATGCTATACCTGTTGGCACTACAATTACAGAAGGTTTTCCACAATACAATTATGATAGGTCGAAAGTGAACGCTGGTGTTATTTTTGTTTTGCCTTGTGAAACATCTGCTGTTTTTTTGCAGTTTGCGACTAAATGTGTTAATTACGGAGGAATGAAATCATTACCTGAGTACGACAAAATATTTAGAACTTTAGAACAAGGAAGATCTATCAAAAAAACACATACAAGATGGAATCAAAGATGGTGGTGTGACCAAGTGTTCCTGTCTGCCATATATCTTAATCCAAACTACGTAACATTAGATTTACCGTGTCAAAAATTTAACTTTTTGGATTCAGAACCAAAGCTAAAAGAAGAAGAAGATGTTTACATAAGGCACCTAAAGTCAAAAGGAAGAAAAAGTTTAAAAAAAGGGGAATAACATGGTTGATATTTGTATAACAGCCACACTAAGACCAGAAATATTAAAAAGAACATTAGTTAGTTTTCGTATAGCAAATTCATTTGATTTGTCGAAATATAAAGCAATATTAAATATTGATTGCTCACCAAAAAAAAGATTAGATTGTGATGCTGATGTTGTTGAAATTTTAGACTTGACAAAATATTACTTTAAAATAAGAAAATATCGAATAGTTCCATACAACCAAGCGTCTTTTTCGCTTGCTACGAAATGGTGTTGGGAAAATACTGTGTCAAAGTATGTATATAATATAGAAGATGATTGGTATTTCGTAAAAAAATTTAGCATTGACAGGTGTATTAAATTAATTAATTCAGAATATGATATGGTTAGACTAAGCCAAAAAAAGAAACCTTTTTTGACAAAAGAAGAGAGAAACAAAATAACTCTTGCACCATCACTTTGGAGGGGTGATATATTAAGAAATTTTGCAAAAAAAATAAATAAGCATTATTGACCAGAAGCACAGCTGAGACGTGGTTTCGGTAATTTTAAAAATATTGACAAAATAAAAATAAAAGAATACGGGAACAATCAATATATTAGTAATATAGGTTTACAATGGAGAAAAGAAAATAATATAACAAGATGGAGCGACAAAAAAAAAGAGGAAAAAATTACATGGAAAGAAAACAACCACAAATAGTTGCATTGAAAATAATAGCACAGTGCCCCTATTGTTTACGGGATCAGTACAAAAACTATACTATCGCAGGAGGTGCCTACCATACCAAAGTCAGTAATATTGACAAAATTATTGATAATGTTTTTTGTGTTTTTTGTGGCAAAAAATTTGTGTTAGATATGGTAAAAAAACAAACCAGAAACAAAGGAAATTAAATGGATATAAATAATATCGATTTCACCACAACAGCTATGCCGAGACCAAAAATTTTGCGAAGGACATATAGATCTTTTGCGCAAAAAATGAAAGGCCTCAAACTTAATCAAAACACTCTGTATATTAATATAGACCCTTTTCCATATGACAGCGATGATGAGTATATTGATATATGTAATATAAGAGAGCAATGCATTGATGTTGCAAAATCATTTTTTCAAAAAGTTGTAAGCAGGCAGCCAAAAAAGCCTAATTATACATCTGCATATGATTGGTTGTGGCACAGTGCAAAAAGCGAAATAATATTCAATCTGGAGGATGATTGGGAGCTTAATACAGCTATTGATGTTAATCAATTGCTTCAATTTTTTCGTAATTCAAAAACATTATACCAAGTTGTATTAAGAGCTTATCCTTACAAATATCCTTGTACATGTACTTCGCCTGGGTTTCTCCATAGGAGATATTATTCTAGATTGGGTGGGAAAATGGATAGTAATCGCAATCCAGAAACCCAAACACATTCAAGGACTGATTTTGGGATATTTATTCCAAACAAAAAAAACTGTAAGAATCCAGAAAAATACGTAATAGCTTATCCCACCCTAAGGTCAAAAATAATTGTAGATGATATTGGTAGGGATTGGTTAGCGAAATCACCATACACAAGACCCCAAATGTTACCTGCAGATGATCCAAGGTATAAGAAAAAAGATAAATTTTTAGCATGGCTGAAAAAATAGGAGATTAAAATGCCAACACTATATCGCACAGACGGAGCAACAATAGATAGCTCTAACAAGTTATCACTCAAAGAGTTAGTAATGAAGAATAAAGATAAACTTACGGAAGTCGATCTCCGGAAGACCAATCTTCGGGGAGTCGATCTCAGTTTCGTCAATCTCAGTTTTGCTGATCTCCAGGGAGCAGATCTCCGTTTCGCTAATCTCCGAGAAGCCAATCTCCGGAAAGCCGATCTCCTGGGAGCCAATCTCCGAAAAGCCAATCTCAGTTACGCCAATCTCCGGGGAGCCGATTTCCGGGAAGCAAATCTCAAATCAACCAACCTCAAATCGGTCAACCTTTTCGGGGCAGATTGCAGTTTTGCTAATGCCCAAAAAACTAACCTTCGAGACATTGATTTGCGAGGAGTTGATTTGTGTCTGTTAAAAATAGCAGAGGCAGACCTCCGCAACGCAAAATACGATTACAAAACCCTAATGCTTCAAGTGGATTGGGAAAAACTCTCCGATGAACTCACCTTAGAACTCATGCGCCAGGACGCGCAATTAATCGGAGAAGAACTGATAACCGATTGGTCTAATGGCGGCGAATGTCCTTATGTAGTTTTAGATAAGTATCGAGACTTCAAATTCAAAGAAAAAATGAAACTCTGGAAACCCGGAAAACCAAAATACGGAAAAGATCAGATGCGGGATCTTTTTAAGGCTCTTTGTGAGGAGAAAGGGGTGAAGATCTGAAAACAAAAGTATTAAAAATATTAATTATAATATATGTAATTACTTGTTTTGTGTATGTTGGTATAAGTATAACTCATATATATTTTCTGTTTTTTCAAAACAATTCAATTTGGTTAGAGAAAATAAGGTTATTATTGCTTTCTGTACTTAGTACAATAATGTTACAGACAGTAATAATTTATTTTTATAATATATTTTTAGCAAAAGCAAAAGCAAAAGCAAAAGCAAAAGCAAAAGCAAAAGCAAAAGCAAAAGCAATAAAGGAGTTAAAAGATGTTTTCAAAAACTGATCATGTTAGAATTATCGAAGAAATAGCTCGTGGTATGGCATTAGCAGGCATAGCTAATAGATACCTTGAGCTAGGTATTGCTAAGTGCAAGTGTTTTAACAAAATAGCAAAATATTTTAAGGTGGTTGAATCTGTGGATATAAATAATTGCATAGGGTATATTGACGATGTTATATTTGAAGAAAAACATTGTTATAATTATGTATCAACAACTGACGAGTATTTCGCAAGGTTTTATGTCGATGACTTTGTTTTTAATTTAGTTTTCATTGATGCATCACACAAATTTGAAAATGTTAAAAAAGATTTTGAAAACTCATTGAAATGTCTTGCAAAAAATGGTATAATAATAATACATGATACTCACAGTCCAAGCAAAGAATGGGACCAGCACTGTGAGGATGCTCATAAAATAGAGCCTTACATCAAAAAAAAATACCCTGAGTTATCAGTATTCACGATACCACTTTTTTTTGGTCTTACTTTAGTTAGATATTAATATGGAGGCTGCTGTGCAAAAAATAATAAAAAAAAGACAAGTCGTATTAGAGGATAATTTTTTAGGCAATATAAAGCTTCTAAAGTCAATTGCAAACATGTGGACGGTGAATGGTAAGTTATCTCTTAGGAAATTACTAAAATTTGCAATGGACGGAAGGAGTGTGGATACGTTGTTTAAAACATTAATGCAAATTAAGTGTCATACAATTGAAATGCACGCACTTGAGAATACTCTCAAAAGAATCGGGGTAGAGGAATGAGGAAGTTAACGAATATAGTTTTTTGGAGAATGGTATAAATTACATTTTGATGGAGTTGATTGGTATGAAAAAAGATCCTAAATGTTACAACACAAACTGTTTTGGCAGAAAAGTAAGAGTATATATAAACGGCGGTGAATACGACGGTATATTTTTAAAATTTGCTGGATTAATGACTGATACATATAGTTGTGTCATAGAAAACGAAGAAGGAGATGTTAATCTTGAAGACGTTAAAAATATTAAATTCATGGACTAAAGATGTACAAAACAAAAACAACATATACAGACAAAAAAAAGATAATAAAAATGAGTAGAAAAATATTTCTTGATTGTGGAGCATGGAAAGGTAACTCAGTCTCAAAATTCATAGAAATTTTCGAAGACGCAGATAAATATAAGATATATTGTTTCGAGCCTGATCCAAATTGCATCAAAATTCTTAATCAAATTCAGGATTTTCGATTATATGATATAGAAGTAATTAATGCTGCTTGTTGGATATCAGATTGTCAAAAAACTTTGAGGGTAGGCAGAAGTTCTGAATCTAATAGTCTTGTTAAGACAAAAACAATCAAAGGGTACCAAAAAAGTAACAATATCTTAGTTGATTGTATAGATTTGCCAAAATTGATTCGGGAAAAGTTCGATATTGGTGATTATATTGTGCTGAAAATGAATATTGAAGGAGCTGAGTACGAAATTCTAGACAAAATGATATCTGACGGCAGTATATATTATATCGATGAATTGTATGTAGATTTTCATTATGGCAAAATCAAGAACTTTGACAATGCTAAGCATTATCAAATTATCGACAAGCTTGAGAGATTGGGATTATATCCCAAAAAATGGTCATTAGACCATAAGAAAAAAGTAGTATATTCAGTAATCACAGGAAAAGATAGTGTATATCAACTCAATGAGCCAAAAATAGTTACACCTGGATGGGATTATATATGTTTCACCGACAAAAAAATTAATTCAGATATTTGGGAAATTGTCAAAATTCAAAAGTATAGTATATCCCCACAAAAAATGTCCCGCAAAATTAAAATATTGTCAACAACTTTCCTTTCAGAATATGATTTTTCCTTATATATAGACAGTAGATTTACCATACAATGCAATCTTGACAAATTTCTCAAATCATCTGATGCAAAAAATAATGATATTGTTGTGATGCGGCACAATAAAAGAAAATGTGCTTATAAGGAGGCACTAAAACTAAAAATATATACTTCAAAACAAATCAACAGATATGCAAAAGAAAATTTTCCTAATAATTTTGGCCTATTTGCACCGGGAATAATGATAAGAAACCACAAATCAAAAAATCTTAGCAATATGCTAAGATGTTGGTGGAACGAGGTATTACTTGGATCACACAGAGACCAAATAAGTCTTGCATATTCAATTTGGAAACATCCAAAAATTAAAATTAATTTGTTAGATTTCAATAAAACTTATACAAAGTTCATGGCTAGGTAGTATTAACAAATGGGAAACAAAAGTAGTTGTTTTGCGGATATATTAAAAAAGACTAGGCTACAACTTGTTGAAATTAAACAAATTCCAGTGGCTAACATAAAGTGTCAGTATAACCCAGATAGATTCAAATTTTGGGAAAAAGTTTGTGGTAGTTCGCTTAATATTAATACTGGACCTTTTTGGTATTATCTTGAAACTGGTAATACTTGCAAATATTTTGAAGTTTTTCGAGGATATGGTAGATCGAATAAATGGATTATTAGAAATATAATTGATTTTAATAGCCTTATTAAAGACGTTAAAAAAAATGGAATCAGAGAACTCCCTCTTGTTTTGAAAAAGCCTCTTGTGAAAAATGATTATAATGACGGGTATGAAATATTTGAAGGTCACAGGAGGCTTTCTATTGCATTGCACTTCAACATTCGTCAAAAAATTAAATTATGTGAGGTAGTTAATGAATAATAATTTAGGTGATATCTTAGATAAAAAAGATACTTCGGCAAATTTTCTGGTACTCGGGTCTGGTACAACAGTGGGTAAATATATTGAAAACTTAAAAAAGTTTATCGTAAAACAAAACTGCCTTGTTATTGGGATAAATAATGTTCATCCAGATATTTTTCCACATTTTCATTTTTTTACTAATACTAAGAGATTTCAAAAGTATTATAAAAATGTTAAGGATGAATCGGCTCTTATTATAAGTAATAATATAAATGTGGAGTATGATTTTTTGGACGATTATATCCAGCTTAACAGACCTTATTACCGAATTCAATATCATGACTTTGTTTTTGATGGAGTATACAAAAAACCGAGTATTGTCACTGACACTATTATGGGATCATTTCGGACTGCTGGTGTACTTGCTATATATTTGTGTAAGTTACTCGGTGGCATTGAAATATATGTTGCAGGTATGGACGGATATGGGTATAATATTAACCAACAACATTATTATGTCGACAAAGATGATGATGATACAGAGCAATCGGCCAAAGAAAAAGATATAGTGATTAATAGATGTCTGGATTTAGTTGCCGAAAAGGTTAATTTTGGGATAATAACCCCTACTATATACAAAAAACATAAAAACTATCATTATTGGAAAGATTTTAGGTGAAAGGAATCAAAAATGTTCAAACTAACTGAAGCAGAAATAATATTTTTAAAATCTCTTAAAAATAGGTGTTCGGGACTATCTGGGTGTAATATGTGTAGATTTAACGTAAATAACAAATGTTATCTTGCGGTATTGCCTCTAAACTTAAAAATAGAAGAGATTATTGAGATTAATAAGGAGTAATATGAAAAAAATAAATATAATAGCAAGTAGAGATATAAATATTAATATATGCGGCATAGAATATTCTTGGCCGAAAGGAAATGTTTTAAATGTTTTGTGTTTTAATGGAGATATTTCTATGTCATCAGCCAATGGCGAAGATTTTTACGATTTAGACACAAAAGTATTCTATTTTTGTTTTGGCTATATGGCGTATGAAAAGATATACGGTTTTGAGGAGTTTCAAAAAAAGAAAAATAAAAAAAACAAAAAGAAAGATTGTACAATAAATAAACACCTGAAAAGGATAACAGAACTATATAACAAAACAACGTGCTTTGGTGAGTCTTATGATGACTATAGGATATATTTGTCTTGGAAATTTATATTAGCAGAAATCCAAAAATATGATATAGATAGTTATAATTATGAACACATAATTAATAATTTGAAATATTATATAGAATCATATGAAATGTCATGGCGCGAATTAGAAGATTGGAGATTCCATCCAACTGTTGAGAATGTTCTTCTCTATGAAAAAGCTATAATAGGCCATATTGCAACAACTACAAAAGAAGATTTTGAAGAAATATATGAAGGTATTGAAAAAACACGCGAATGGTTATACAATTTCTGGGAAGAAAAATTAGAACAAAAAAGAATAGATTACCGTTATTAATACTAAGAAAGGAATAGATGAAACTACTAGACTGTACTCTTAGAGATGGAGGATACCTTACAAATTGGGATTGGAAAATAAGCCTGGTGAAAAAATACCTTGAAGTAATGTCAAAATATGTGGATATAATTGAGCTTGGGTATAGATCACCGAAAAATGAGAAATTTCATAAATATGGTGATTATAGATTTTGTGATGATGCTATATTAGGAAAAATATTTAGCTTTGCTGATATTAATCCAAGAGCTGAATTTGGCGTAATGGTAGACCTTAAAGATTATGTTGAAAACGGATATTTGGATTGGGGATTATTGGAAAATAATTTCTATCCCAATACATGTGATATCGTATTCGATTGGGTTCGTATTGCTATATCTGCAGACCAATGGGATCAGTGTAAGCCAGCTATTGCGATATTGAAAGATCTCGGATACAAGATAATTGTTTCAGTGATGAAATGCAGCACTGTAGAAAAACAGATATTGCAAACAAAAGAAGACTTTGAATTAGCTTATGACATAGATGTAATGTATATAGCTGATTCTTTTGGTGCTTGTTACGGCGATATAATGAATCAGAGACTAGACCAGATATGGGCAAGAAAGATTATCGATACAGAGGTAGGAAACAATCTCTACGGGATACATTGCCACAATCATCTTAATATGGCTTTTGCTAATTGTATTAATACAAGGGTACATTATTGTGACGGGACTATATGTGGGTTAGGTCGAGGTCCTGGTAATTGTGACATTGAAGATATTATAGCCTATAGAGACTGTGTTGTTCCAGAAGACATTGAAAATCTAAGAAAGGAACATTTCGAAAAACTCAAATTATTATGTGATTGTCACACAAATAATGCCTACAGGTACAGTGCTATCAACAACATACACCCTAGATATGTCGATCATATCAAAAACAAGTTGAATATTGAATCAGAGTTTGGTACAATTAAGATATTGGAAAAATTATCTTATGATGATTATGAAAACTTTAATTCGAACTACAAAAAAAAGGGGGGCTGTGATGATTAAAATACTAATTCCAGTGAGAATGGGATCTACTAGATTCCCAGGAAAATGCTTCAAAAAAATAAAAGGAAAAACAATACTACAAAGAGTATACGAAACTTGCAGAAATTATTATCTTAATACAGAAGTAATAGCAGATTTTCCTTGGTGTCAAGCATCTTATATTAATAAGTCTGATTTTAGTAATATTAATAACGAATGCTGTACTGGTACTGACAGAGTGCGCATGTATATCGAAAGTAGTAATGGATATAATGACAGTGATACTATAATAATAGTTCAGGCGGATGAACCTATGATCAAAATAGAGGATGTCCAAAAAATATATTATGCGAAACTAGCTAATCCTGATTCTATTTTTGGTATGTGTTGTGGTTTTTTCGCAGAAGAAGACAATGTGCACACGCCAAAAGTGATATTAAGAAATCATAACGATATTTCTGATCTTATCTATATATCGCGGACGATTAAGCCTACTATACAGATGTGCTATAAGCAAATTGGGGTATATGCTTACACAGTAAGGCAATTGATAGATATATACGATAATAATGAAAGAGGCCTACTTGAGTCTATCGAAGATGTGGAATTACTTAGATGTATAGACAAAGGGTATGATGTTAAGATGATATATACCAGTAATAGTTATCAGGCAGTTGATGTACCGTCAGATATACAAAAAGTAGAAAGGTTAATGAAAAATGGTTAGAAATCATATATTCGTAACAGGTTTCGAATCGTCTGGCACTACTATGTTAAGGCGAATAATATCTATGCATCCATGCCTGCAAAAAGACCTTATTCATGAAGGGAAAAAACTTTTTTCATATAGCGATAGAAATGATGCTGATATGCGGTATGGAGATAAGTATACAAGTGTAGTAAGTGGTGAAAAAATACCTTATTTTTGTAATCATGAGTATGTAGTGCAATATATTAGGCGATGGAAACAGTATTGGCCTAATGCTCCAATCTTCCATATAATACGCAATCAAGCCAAAATTGCTGCGTCATCAGCCAGAAGGTTTGGTAGGTCTTATGATTACACTATGGATACATACAAAAAAAACGAGAATTATATGCGTGCTTTCCTACAGGATATATCTGATGTACAACATGTTTTCTATGAGCTATTTGTTGTAGAGCCAATCAGGACCGTGAAAAGTATATATGATTATATTGGTGGTGATGTTAGCTACCAATACATCAGAAAAGTTATATCTACTAGAGACCCATGGTATTATGGGAAGAAGCGGTGTTGTGGTTTGAGATACAAAGAAACAGTTAAGTAATACTATATAGGAGGAATTATGGGTATCTTAAAAGATTTATTTAAAACAATGCTTAAAACAAAAAAAACTACCACTGTGATAGAAGAACAGCTGGTTATCGGGTTTGTAGAGTGTAACGAATGTGGTATACAGTGGGAAGCTCTTACATATAATAGTTGTGTCGAACGATTACAGTGTCCAAAATGTTGTAAACAAAATTCTAAAGTTATTGGTGCAACATCAAACGGGAGGTAAAATGAAAAAAGAAAAAAGAGAAATTTGGGTAGATATTAATGGTGGAATACATTTAACAGCACTAGAATGTATAGAAAAGGATAAGTTAATATATCAGTGTAAAATTGATGAAATTATCTATAAAATAAAAGACCATGTAAATTATGGAACAACTTTGTTAGATGATATAGAGAAACTCAAAAAAATAAAAGATGAATATAGGGATATACTAATGACTTACGAAGAATTAAAGACACAAATAAAAGGAATTAGAAAATGAATAAAATAAAAATATCCTCAACCTGCTATGTAGTTGTATTAATAATAGCTATAATGTGCAATTGTATTAGTGTAGAGAAACAACAAGCGATCCTTAATCATGAGTTTGGCGATGGTTTTGTAATTAAACCAATGAAAAGTTTCAAAATTGAAGATAAATATAGTAATGCTCACGTAAAATACGTTGCTATTAATTGTTCTACTGTGTTAATTATTAACATAGATGCAATTAATGGTGAATTTTGGATAACTCACAAAATACCAATTGAATGCGAGGAATAGATGAAAAATAGTTTTGACTTGTACATACAAATATATACAGGTATATACAGTAAACAAGTAATGAAAGAAAGATGGGAGGAAATAGCAGGGAAAAAATTTATTGATAAGCACAAATTGCTCAAAAATCAAATAAAAAAAGCTTTTCAATTATGTAGGCAACTACAAGATAACAGAAACTTTATAGGTCATTATAGATACGGAGCACTTAATCCAAAGAAACACAAAACATTTAGTCTTTTATCTGAGGCAAAAAAAAGAATAGACAAATTCGATCAAACAAAAAATTTAGAACATATTATAGATGCTATTAATATGCTTAATATTAGATTCTATTGCGGCGTGAAAAATGGCGAAAAATTAGAACCTATAGACGATGGTGAACATGCAGCAAGAAAATAAATTTTAAGATAGTATAACTAAATGATTTTAAACATGTTAAGAAATAGTTCTTGATCTTTTTTCTTTTTGGGGGTATCATTAAGTATAAGGAAAAATAAACAAAAACACAAAAAAGGGTATATCATGGCAGCAATAGACACAATCAAAAAAACAATCGAAGATCAAAAAAATTACATCAAAAGATTTAAAAGTTCTTATGAAAAAAAATTAGCTAAAGTTGAAAAGATTGAAAAATTAGCATTAGCTCACCCTGAATACTGGGATTGTCGTGGTGACGATTTGACAAATTATGAAAAAGTCGAAGATATTACACTCAGTAATTTTGATGTACCGGAAGAAAAAGCAACAGAAAATAACATAATTGGAAAATTGATTGCTATTGGTGGCAAAGAATGGAAGGGCGGAGCAAATCACAGAGTATATTTTAAAAATAAAGTATTTTTTGATATGAAAACTGAAAAAATTATTGGCTCTGATTCTATCGAAATAGAAAAAATTCAAAAAGCTATAGCGTAAAATATATTACAGGGGGTTTAATGGTTTGGTTACTGTTACGAGGTGAATGGGACGAAAGAACAGCGTTATCAATCAAAACAGATGATGATTTGTATATTCAGTTGTTTTCAGAATTGTTGAATAATGATGATACTGGAGTGGTATTTTTCAAATCAAACAAAAAACGAAAAATACGGTATAACGATAAAATAACAATATATAGTGACTACGAAAAAAACGCAGACAACCGTTATGCCGTATTTTCTTCTGCTAACATCGTTATGTCTAGGGGTGGGTTTCAGTGGCAAGTAGACGTGTTAAACAGTCTACCGGACAAAACGATTAAGATACGTTATGGTGCTGGCAGAAGGTTTCTGCCAGAGAATGAACAATATCACCTGGTATTAGTCGATACTGAAAAACAAAAAGAACAAGTAGAGGCCGTATATCCAAATATTAATACAGCCATCTTTTTAAAACCAGCAGCAAGACAGTTCCAACCAGACAATGCCGTAAAAAAAGAATACGATGTGTGCTACATTGCTAATTCACAACAAGCCCGGTGGAAGGGGCTTGAGTGGGTCTATGCAACAGCTCCGAAGGACCTTAAAATATTACATCTTGGTTATCCTCCGAAACAGAAAGGTCCTCAAAACATAACAAATAAAAGAATAAATCGCATTGATATGCCAGGTATGATTAATAAGTGCAAGGTTGGTATAGTACCTTATTGGAATGGTATTGATAGTTGTCCACGAGCTTTGATCGAAATGATATCTTGTGGCTTACCTGTTGCAATGTCTAATGATACAAATATAGACTTGCAAAGTTATGATAGATATGGTACAATTATACCACTAGCAAAAGATGAATTTTGGTTAGGCGTACAAAGGATGGCAATCCGCTATGAGTGGTTTTTCCCTTATAATATAGAAAAATTAGATATCAATGTAGCTGCAAAATCACTCAAACAACAATTGTGGGGGTAATATGAAAAAAGACAGTTTTTTAAAATTCTTGCAAGATTCTGAAAAATTTTGGGATAAAATGAATAAGTTCAAATTTTTTGGGACTAGCTATAGCCCCGAGTTTGAAGATCAAGATGAAATACATTTCGTTTGTTACGCAAAAAAACTTGATCCAGTTGTTTTAGAAACAATTATGTCAGGTAAAAAAACAAAAACATGTCATTACGGCGGAAATTACGAAGAAAAGGTTTGTAGTCCTGAATCTGAGTCATATACCAACACTCTTGAAGTTTATAAAATTGAAAGGTTCTGTTTTTTTGTATATTCAGACAAAAGGATGAAAAATGGATAAACCAAAACTATATGCTGGCTTTTTCGTTGGCGAATTCGGTTGGGAGTTGATGCGATGGCAAGGGTTTCTTAGGCACATGTCTTGTTCATATGATATTGTAGTTGGCTGTGAGAAAGACAAAACATTTCTGTATCAAGACTTTGCCCACAGTTTTGTCATATATCCAGGCAAGGTTAATACTAGGAATATGTGGCTTTGTAACGGCAAAGTATTTCCACTATATAGCCAAATAGAAAAAACTGACGTAGAATATTATGTACCATCGAAAGATATATGTCTTAATGATAATCTTAATCAAGATTTTATCAGGTATGGGCAAAAAGCTGAAGAAAATAAATACGATATAATATTACACGCCAGATCTACTGGTAATATTAAGTCAAGCTACCGCAATTGGCCAATATCGAAATGGGATCAACTTATTGAGCTGTTGAAAAAGAAATATAACTTGAGAATAGCTTGTATGGGATCGAAGGCAGGGGCTGATTACATTAATGGTACGACGAACCTGATAGGAAAACCATTAGAACAGATAGCGAATGACATATGCCGTTCCAGGGTGTTTGTGTCTCCATCATCTGGTCCTGTACATTTTGCATCTTTGTGCGGCAAACAGCATATTGTATGGTCGGACAAAAAAGACAGAGGAATATACAAAAACAAAGAAAGATATCTTGATACTTGGAATCCATTGAAAACAAAGTGTAAATTCATTCCAAAATGGCAACCATCAATATACACAGTATATGAGGCTATAGAAGAAACCCTTAACCTGAGAGGATAATATGGGAAAAGAAGTGTTACCAATATTAATTACAACCTATAATCGTTACGAATATTTTCAGAAAATGTATGTAAGCTTGTATAATTCATTGGATTATAATAATATATACTACAAGAAAAAAATAATTAATATATATGACGATTGCAGTACAGAAAAAAATATTACAAGCGCATTAAAAATGTTAAACGAATGTCACAAGGTTAATTTCCGGGAAAAAAATGTAGGTACAACACTCAACACCCTTCAGGCTATAGATCAATGTTTCGAATATTATAGTACAGATTATGTTGTTGCTCTACAAAGTGACATAATATTTTGTGAAACATGGTTAGATCGTGGTATGACTATCTTTGAAAAAATTATAGAAAGATACAAAGATATTAATATTGGGTTTTTGGGTCTGTTCAATAGAAGCAATAAGGAAAATAGACATTATTATATACTGAAAACTGGTCACCCTGGCGGTTGTGCTTGGATAGTAAGGCGAAAGTTTTGGGATAATTATAAAAATAAATTTGCTATAAATGACGACATTACAGATATTTTGACATACTGCGATATCTCGAAAGGGCCTAAAAATGCAATGACTCGTCATAAAATTAAGAACCTAGTTGATTACAAACTTGCTCACAGGGCTCATTCCATCAACTGGCACTGTGCTAAGGTTGGTGACTCTCTTGTACAGCATATTGGACACAAAAGTAGTGTAAGTGATCGAGACATGTCCGAATTCGATTCTACTTGTTTTATTCGAAATTAATTGGTATAATATTAAAAAGGGAGGTAGTATGAATAAAGAAACAATAGAATTAATTATTGATGATATAAAACAAAAATGGGGTAATTTAGATGTATGTGATAAATCTTTTGACATGTTTGTTATAGTGATAGTACAACTTTTTATGACTTGTATTATAGGTGCTGCTTTTCGAAGTGGAACAATAGTATCTATTGGTTTTGGTATAGCTACTTTCGAAGGAATATGTATAGGGGTGTATATACTAAAAAATATTTATTTTAACTATATAAACGGTTTAAAAAAGAAAAAAAATGAACATTACACGATGGTGAAATAAAAAACAACAATATTATTGCTATTTTTGAAAAAAGGAGCTTAAATGCCACCAACACTTAAAATTAAAAGAGTAGACAAAAATGTAAAAATGCCAGTGCGGAAAACTTCTGCTAGTTCAGGAGTAGATGTTTATGGCTGGAAATTTTTGATGCACTACAAAAAACATACAGTTGTCCATACATGGTCAGATCGTTTAGGTTTCCAAATACAAAAAGAGGATATTAGTAATAACGATGAAAGTATAATTGATATAGAGCCTGGTGAAAGAGTGCTTATTGACACAGGGATAATAGCAACTGTTGGCCCAGGTCACGAGATACAAGTGCGCCCACGGTCTGGAATATCACTCGAGAAAGGCTTGTTATTAATTAACACACCAGCAACTATTGACGAGGATTATCGTGGAACCATTAAAATAATGTTCGCAAATTACACAATCGAAAAAGTTAGTATCAATCTTGATGTTCGGTTAGCTCAATTGGTAGTTTGTCCTGTTGTGATATCTGATATTGTTGAGGTTGATAGTTTTGATGCCACAAGTCGTGGAAATAGCGGAATTGGTTCAACGGGGATTAAATAATATGGTTTCTGGTATAATAATAATTGTATTACTAATAGCTTGTATACTTTCTACTTTTGTTTCCATTCGAGAGTACAAAAAAAAAGACTCAAAAGAATTATTAATATTAATATCACGTATAAGTGTTTTGTGGACAGCCTATTATATGATAATGCTGCTTTTTGTAATAAAAATAATGAATTTATACTAAAATAGGTGTACAATTAAAGGGTAACAAAAATACTCAACTTTCATCGGGAGGAATCATGGAAAACGCAATTATCAGTTCTTTTTTCTTGTTCTTTTGCATTATAGTCCAAAGCGTGTATTTGGCAATAGTATACCCAAAAACTACCATAGGATTTGTCTTACAAAACACTGTACTATTGATTACCTGGATGTGTTTTTTGTATTGTTTTTTGCCTTACTTAATTAAAATAACTGTTTTATGATTATTTTTGGGAAAATATATTATATTAATACATATGAATTCCCAAGAAAAAATAATCGACCTAGAGGTAAGAATATCTATGCTAGAAAAAACGGTTAGCAAAATCGAAACCACTATAACAACCTTTACCGAAAAAACACAAAAAATAATCAGAAACTTTATATACGTAATAATAGGTACAATATTTATGTCGCTTTTTACTGGTTTATCACTTCAATACAAGTCATTTCACGAGGTGCATAGCAAAATATACGCAGTAGAAGGTAAGGTAGATAGTCTACGTATTATTACAGGGAAATAGTATGTATACATTAATTATATCAATACTGATATTATTCTCGTTATATTTATACTTTACTTATCACAAAAAATATGATTGCAAGGCGTTTTATTACTGGTTTTTTACGTCATGTATGGTTGGGTGGGTAGAATTTGTATGTTTTTTACGACACGACGCATGGTTGTTTGATCATAAACATGTGATTGGGTTGAGAATACTAGATGTTACTATTGAGGATTATATATTTTGTCCTTGTTTTTCAATAATATTCTGGTGGTTATATGATTTAACTAAGAAAAAATTTAAGCAAAGAGTATTTAATCCTGATGATAAATTACTTTTCACTATAGGGGTTTTTCTAATAGCGTTAATATATTACGACATAGGATCACAGTTTTCGAAATATATGGCTTTACGAGCTTCGATAGGCTTTGTTGGGCTTATATATTGCTGGAATTGGGCATCTTTTCGACATTGTGGTATATTTTTAATAATTGTATATATAATTGGTTTTGGATGGGATCTGCCAAGTGTAGTAACAAAGATATGGACTTATATAGATTGTACAACCGGAGTACCATCAAAGATATACGATGGCAAGGTTTTTGCTATTCTTGGAGCAAAATTTCCGATAGAACTTTTTGGTTACTATTTTACGGGAGGTTTTTTCTCTTTTTGGACTATTAGCTTTTTTAGGTGCTATTTTGAAAGGAGTTATAGGAAATGAAGGAAAAACTCAAAAGAATATATAGGTGTGATTATTGTAATAAGCTTTATTTTAAAAAACTTTTTTGCCTTAATCATGAGGAGCGATGTAAAGGAAATCCAAAAAATTTTAGAGTTTGTAACCGATGTCCTTATCTCGAAAAGGTAGAAGCGATGCATTATGTTGATACCTATGTGGGAGGAGAAGATCACAAAGTTAATGTTTTTTATTGCGAAAAATTAGACGTATATGTTTACCCTTTTAGTGTAGAAAGAAAGAAAAACTGGTTTGAGTTTGATAATAAGAACAATATTCCTATGAAAAAAGAATGTGTGCATTATGATAAATTTGTTAATTATAGGGAGTTATAGGAAATGAGCAACTGTGGTTGTGTATATGTCAATATTGGAGAAGAATGTTTCAGTGGGAGTAATACAAAAAAGACGTTTGCAGCTCATGAAATAGAATGTTGTGAATGTGATAGGACAATAGATATTGGTGAAACTTACGCAAAAACATTAGCTTGGTATGACCCAAAGAAACAACCAGAAAGTCCGTTAAGATACGATATGTGCTTAGATTGTGCATCAATTAGAGATGTGTTTTTTTGTGAAGGGTATCTATATCGTGGAATGTACGAATTACTTGAAAAACACATAGAAGAAAATAACGTAGAAATAAGTTCTGATTGTTTAGCACGATTAACAAAGGATGCAAGAAACCGTGTTTGCGATATGATTGAAGAGTGGTGGGGAAAAAATTACTACGAGGAAGATGATTAGCCAATGAAAAAATATTACAAGCACTATAAAGGTGGTGTATACAAACTAATATACGAGGGTACACACCACATAACCCAAGAAAATTACGTTGTGTATGAAAATATAACTAACTCTACAATATACGTCACACCAAAAATAGACTTTTTCCGTTTTCTTAAAATAAAAAATTATTACGTGCCTAAATTCGAGGAAATATTACGTGCCTGACAGAAAACTTGATACAGATGAATATCAATCAATCAAATCTCTGGAAGAAGAGTTAATATCGTCACAGATATTAGACCTTAGAATCAAATCTGATGATGGTAGAAACCCTATTAATAGAATAATAGAAAAATATGCGGTCACATCTTCTTTTTACACGAAACCCGAGGTACTAGAAATTGTAATCAAAAAACTTGAAAAAGTATTAGAGAAGTATATAGAACAAGCAGGTATACGAGGGAAAATATTAGGTAAGAAAGCTTTAAATAAATATCTTGAAAAATCTGAAATAGCTGACAGAACTCAGAGACAATTGAGAGCAATAGATCTATCCAACGAATCGAAAGCAAGGCGAAGGTTGGGGGTTGTGTTGTTAAAACTAAAGCGTGAAAAAAATCTATTACAAGCTGATCTTAATATATTTAAAAAAACAGCCAAATTAGCAGGTTTTACGGACAAACAAATTACAAGACAACTTATTTTGATAGGGAAAGAGAAAGCAGGTGTTGTAAAAAGATTTCAAGATAATATGAAAAAAGTAGCTGCTGCTGCTGTTCGGAACGAAACTAATTCAAGAGAGATAGATGAGTATCTTAAAAAATACCCAAAAAACAAATATTGGCAATGGATTGCAATATCGGCAAATCCTTGTCCTGATTGTACTTATAGGGCTGGGAAATCGCTTCAATATAGTGAGTGGCTTAAGATAGGATTGCCAAACACAGGTAGAACTATATGTAATAGGTGGGGTGCATATTGTAGGTGTAAGCTTATTCCAGACCCTATTGCCAACAAAAGGTTCCCTACACTGAAGGAGTTCAAATTCAACAAAAAAAATCTAGTATTAACCACAACAAAAGAAGAAAGGATAATAGACCGTGCAAAATAGGGAAAATATATTAAATTATACAATTGGAGAGGTAATGGAGATGTGTAACAAACAGTTTAGCTGTAACTATTGTATTTTTTACAAAAAACAAATAGACATAAACAATCCGAATGTCTCTAATTATAAATTTTGCAGTTTTTTTGGGTACAACCCATCAGACTGGCCAATTAACAACAGGAAAGGTAGTTATGTCCAAGGAAGAAAAGAGCAAAAATAGAAAAGAGTACAAAAAAACAATAGACGATATTACTGAGTTCAAAAAAATTAAGCCTGGAAAGCCATTCGGGATATTAAGGAAAAGAGAGCAAAAAATAAAAAGTTTAGAATAATTTTTTTTGCTTTTTCAATTTTTTTGAGTTATATTATTAACATGGTTCACCAGGGTAGACAAAAAACAGTCGAAGAGAAACTATTGATAATCCAAAAGATATCTTCAGCCAACACAGAAAGGGTAAGAAGGAAATTCACCGGAAAAACAACACTTAATTGGAAAGATGGTGAGGTTAAAAACGAGGAAATTATACTAAAAAAAGAATATTAATTTTTGTCATTACGTTTGTGCGGTAGAGTAAATGGTCTGCAACTTAGGTTGTGGACCTTTTTTTTTATAATGAAACATGATAAGCTAATAAGGGAATTTTAGCGACTTTTGACAAGGGAATTTCAAAAGAAGGAGATTGTAATTGGCTATGAAAGCAGATCTAAAAAAGCTTTTGGCAGAAAAACTTAAAGATGTTAGCTATGACGGCAAACCTGTTACCGATTTGATTTTTGGGTATTATGATGGTTTTGAGGCAAAAAACAAAGTTCAACAAGCAAATGAGGAGATTACAAAAGAAAGAGAGCTTCTCAAAGCTAGTGTTAAAGAGATTAAAAATAATCTTGAAAAAAAAGAAAGCGAACTTAAATTATTGTCTGAAAATCAAATAACCGATGAAATTAAAAAGAAACTAGAATCTATTCAAGAAGATGGTATGACAGAGGAGTCAAAGTTGAAACATAATCAAGTATTAGATCAGTTCAATTCAATTCAAACTGAAATGGATGAGATCAAGAAACAGCTAGAAGCAGAAAGAGAAGAAAAAATAGCACTAAAATTGCAAGGAAAACAAAAAGAACTTGAAACGAAAATTTCTAAAGCTCTTGCTAATTCTGAGAAAGGGAAAGTTGAGGGAAACAATATTGATATAGCATTGACTTATCTAATGGCGAAAGGTTTTGCGAAAATTGACAAAGATGAAAACGGTAATTTCAAAGAAATAATATCTATCGAAAAAGATGGGCAAATGCAAGCATCTAATATTCAAGAGATGGTAGATAATTTTGTTGAAAATAACAAAACTTATGCGCCTCCAACAATAAACCAAAATCAACCTCAATATAGGTCAAGTGGACAAGGTAATCACCCTCAGCCACAAAATCTTACTCAGTTTCGAGAGAGCGCGAGGAAAAATTTATAAAGGAGTAGAATATGCCTTCAGGTGCAATGACTCTTATCGAGTCTGCAAAGACTATGGATAGCCCCGAGAAAGAAGCTATAATTAATACTTATGCAGCTTCGTATCATCCTATGATGAAAATGCAATTTCTCCCTGCACCAGCTGGAAGTATTAGTTGGACAATTAGGAATACTCTAGCCTATACATCTGGTGGGACAAGATTAGTGAACGGATCTTGGACGGCTACCAGAGGTAACAAATCACCATTCACAGAAACTTTTAAAATCTATGGGGGTGAAATTAAAATTGACAGAGCAATAATTGCTACAAATCCAGGAATTGTTGCAGAGGAAAAGGAAGACCAAATACAAGCCAAAGCCCTTAATTTCACGAAACATATATTTGAGGGTGTTGGTGGTCAATATCTTCGCGGCATTAAAGACTTGCTTGACAACGAGCAAATATTTACGAACCAAACTGTAGATGTAGGTACCGCAAGTGGCGGATCTATGTTGCAAACAGATCATCTTGACCAACTGCTTAATGTTATGAATGTAGAGATGGGTAATACTGTCATATATTGTACTGACAACATAGGTCTTAGGTCTAGAAAATTAGCAAGAGGTAATAGCGCAAGTGGTGATACTGGTTACAATCTCAACTTTTCTCCTTTAGAATGGGGATTTTTTGCAGGATATTATAACGGAGTACCTATTATCCCGCTGAAAGACGGGCAAGGTACTGACCTATTGTCAACAGACGAAGGTGATGGGTCAAGTTGTTCTGTTTACGCAGTAACTTTTGGTACCAAGAATTTTACAGGATTTCAAGTGCAGCCACCTACTGTCACACCTCTTAATCAAGCAGATGTATATGATTATTTTGATTTTGAACACTATGTAGGTACTGCGGCAAAATCTATAAAATGTATTGGTCGATTACGTTACGTGACTGATGCTCAATAATATATGAGGTAAAAATGTCTATAAAAGAAGAAATAGCAGAACTTAAAAGAGAAATAAAAGAATTAAAAGAAAACCAAAATCTTAAATGTTCTGTTGTAAATTGTAATAAAACGATTAAAGATACATCTACGTTAAAACCAATGACAGTTGAAGAGGCTATAATGCCGCTTCCTCCTCAACCATTGATGGAAGGAATTGTTGGTATTGATTATCATGGTAGAATAATAGAACCTGCGATATTTGACGAGAATGGTTTTGTGAAAGTACCAGGATGGATATTGAACGAAAAACAAAAACGATATGAATACATTGATTCAGAATGTAATGTGCTCAAAACTGAATTGGCAGAGATTGTAGATGGTAATATTAGTCGAATGAAAGAATGGCACGTTAAAAAGAAAAAATTATCGGAAAAATAAAGGAGAAATTGTATGGCATGGCAAACTCAATATATTTCCTTTCAGTGTGATGGGGAATCATTAGCATCTGCGGTATCTGTAAATACTGATGGTACAGTAGGTTCTGCTGTTGAAACCGGTAGAGGTAGTTTTGATATTGATTTTACGGTCTCTGGTTATTCTGGGGGTACAGGGTTCGACAGTATACTAATTGTAGTACAATCTAACTCACAAGCAGCGGCTACAACTTGGACTGAGATAGGTAATGTAGTAATAGGCGATGCAGATGGTCGTGGTACATCTTTAACATCATTGACAAACGCTATTGTTGGCGTAACAAATCAAAGCGACTACCAAATTAGGTTATATGCGTATGTCAATGGATCTGCTACGGCTGCTACTGTAACAGCGAAAATATATCCAAGATCATCCAGAAAAATATAGCCCCTTTTGTTGAATAGCTGGTAACCGAAAAGCTCCGGGTGTATCCTGGGGCTTTTTAATTAAGGAGGAAAAATGGCATTTGGAATAAACCCATATCCCGAGATGAAACATGTGACACCAACAGATAATGACTACTTCACAAACGCAGCAGGCCAAAAAGTATCGGCTAGAGGATTACTAATTGGTACTACTGGTGATATTAGTATTAGAATGGCTTCCGGAGTAATAAAAACGATACCATCTGGAGTACTTGCTACTGGTATTATACATCCTATGGAATTCGTAGAGATAAGGTATACCGGAACAAGCGCGACAAATATATATGCTTTTTTTGACCAAAAAGTGATGTAATATGAGCATAATACCATTAGTACTACTGCAAAATGAATTACCATCTGATGCTGTCAACTCAAATAATGAGCTTACTTATGCAATAGCACAAGCAACAAATTTCTGTAATAATTGGGCATACAAATATGACCCTTTTGATGATTATGATACTGATGACGATACAACTAGAGCTCCAGACCAAATAGTAAGAATATGTCTTGAAATGGCAAAAATATACTACTGGGAAACTGTTGGTGAGGTAACAAGAGATGGTGATAATTACCAAATTATGCAAAACGAAATTGAAAATTATCAAAAAAAATTGCAAGAAATACAAATTTCACCATCATGGGAAGAACAAGCTATATCTCTTGATACTAATTATTGTATGCTAGTAGGTAGTAGGACTAATACTGGGGGTATGTGGCCAAGAGTAATTCCCCAAACGGCTCAAGTAATAGATGGGTATAATGTATGGGTAAGGCCAGATCATTGGACAATAAGAAAAGGTGGAACGTATTCTGGAGAATATCCTGACGCCTGGTATCTTGAAGTTAGTTCAAGTTATTCTGTAGCAGGAACATTGAGATATATGAGGACATATAGAAATGATTCTATCGATTACGCGAGGTATCAATAATGGCTATAATTGACAAAGAGACAGATGATTTTATTTTGCACAAAAAAAATAACCATAACACTAGAGTTAACAACAAATTAATTAAACATACTTATAGTGATTACAAAGTAAAAAATAAAAATAAAGATATTTTTTGGGAGGTTGATAAAAATATTGTAGAAGAAGATTGGGACACTTTGGTGGGTTGGGCGAACAAAAACCATATACAAGGTATAGAACCAAAGTTAGACGAAAGCGGGGATCCTATACCAGATACATACCAAAATCCTCACGACTCAGTATATATTGTGACAAATGGGAAATGGCTTTTTTCAAGACAATACCTTATTGATGATATTGAAGAGACAGAAAAATTCTTAATTAGACAATACAATAAACATGTTCGAACAAAAAGATAATTAATATGAGTATTAGAAACTGGAACACAAATAATCTTAAATATTCTATATCTCCTGTAGGGCTATATCTTGGAGACAATCCGTCTTCTTATAACTCAGGTACATTTCCGATATATCAAGGACCATCAGCAGGAAGCAAGATTACAGGAACACTCACAAACATGCTCACTAATTTTGGATATATTGATTTTGGGAGAGTGTTGTTTGACGGCACTAATGATCATATTGTAATTAATACTTATACAGCATGGAGCAATACAAACAATTTTACTTTTGAGAACTATATTCAATATTTTCAAAATTCAACAGAGCATTGTCTGTTCTCTGAAGGGACTGACTCGTCTAATTATTTCCAAATATCAATTACAGCAGCTTACAAAATTAAGGTATTATACAAAGTTGGTGGAGTATCAAAAGAAACAATAAGTACTGATACATTATCTTCTGGTGTGAAATACATAGCTGTTAGGAAAACAGGTGCAACAACGAAAATATATGTTGACGGCAGCGAGGTGAGTGCATATGATTCACAAGATTCTTATAATCTTGGTTCAATTACTCATACTTATTGTTGTTATGGGGGTTTGTTGCATAGCTTGGGTTTTATGTTACCTAGTGTGTATGATCTTTATGTCGCGAGTATATATGACGAAGATATTGGCGAAAACAGAATAAGTGCAAATTATAATTTTGGAAGATATTGGGATGGTTTGCGAGGCTCTGATAATGGTGATGATACAATGTCTCTTGTTGACCCTGGTAGTGTAAGTGTAACTGGCACAGTAAAAAATTATAAAGACCTTCAGTATTGTAAGATATGTGAGATTAGGTCAGAAATGATTGATTCTGATGATACTTATGTACCAATCAATATTACAGAACATCATTTCGATGATGAGGATTTGTTTTTTCAAAATGTTCAAAATAATAATGGATCTGATATAGTAGCTACTGATATTAACAACAACGAAATACCCTTTAAACTCAATTCTTTTGACAAATCGGCAAAAACAATAGACGGTATATTGCGAGCACCTAATATTAGTACTACGACAAACCAACAAGTAATAATACATTATGGTGGGACAACAACAAGATCTATTGATAGTGATCTTGTATATGAGTATCCAAAGCCAAATGGTGTAACCTGGACAACTCAAACAAGTGCTGCTGATAATAATTGGCTCGGGTTGGCTACTAATGGAGAAATATTTGTGGCTGTATCATGGACTGGCACTGGAAACAGGGTGATGACATCTCCTGATGGCAAAATATGGACGATAAGGAGCACCCCGCAAAATAACTTTTGGAGCAGCGTAGCTTGGGGCAATGGAAAATTTGTGGCGGTGGCACAAACTGGTACTAATCGAGTGATTACATCACCTGATGGTGTTAACTGGACGTTGAGAAATGCATCAGTGAATAATGCGTGGGTAAGTGTGATATATAACAACCAATTTGTGGCGGTAGCGGCAACAGGTACTGGAGATCGTGTAATGACATCACCTGATGGTATTACATGGACCACCCGTACTAGTGCAGCGGACAATGATTGGTATGATGTAGCTTGGAGTGGAACTATATATGCTGCAGTAGCAGCAACAGGTACTGGAAATCGTGTGATGACTTCCCCTGATGGGATAACTTGGACTACTAGAACTAGTGCTGCTGATAATGATTGGGTAGCAATATATTGGGATAGTTATAATAGCCTTTTTGTTGCAACAGCTCAATCCGGCACAGGCAATCGTGTAATGACTTCTCCAGATGGTATTACATGGACATTAAGGACAAGTGCGGCTGATAATAGTTGGTATGATATATTGTCTAATAATGGTATTAATATTGCCTGTAGTTACAATGGGACAAACAACAGGATACAGACATCGCAAGACGGTATTACATGGACCACCCGTACTAGTGCAGCAAATAATAGCTGGCGAAAAATAAGATATGCAAAAGGAACCTATGTAGTAATTGGTGATTCTGGAACGGGTGACAGGGTAATGACAAACATACACACTTTTGTCAAGAATAACGAAATAACTCAAACAGTTAATGGCGCTCTTAGCTTTAGCCTTCAGTTTTCATTTTTTAAGAAAATGTATTACCCAAAAATACTGTTACCTGAAACAAAACATGTTACCCCGACAGATGGATCTAGATTTGTCAATAATTCTGGACAAGCTATTTCTGCGAGGGGTATACTAATTGGTACTGACGGCGATATATGTATCAGAATGGCATCAGGAAAAGTGGTTAATATTAGTTCAGGCACTTTTTTGACCGGAGTTATCCATTATATTGAATTTGTTGAAGTTAGATATACTGGAACTACAGCTGAAAACATCTACGCTTTTTTTCGGGAAAAGGTACAGTAATAATGGCCGATAGTTTTGAAATCACAATGGAAACAAAAGAAGTAGAAAAACTAATATCTAATCTTTTGAAGAGAATAAAAAACCCAAAAAAATTAATGAAAACATTAGAGCGTTGGGTACACGCACAAACTATGCTAATGTTTCGTGGGAAAAGACCTGATAATACAGCTGTGAGGGGAATGAAGTGGCCAAAATTAGCCAAAAGTACAATTAAGCAGAAAAAGGCTAGAGTGGCAAGAGGTGTTGGTATTGTTGCAAATAGGCCTATGGTAGACACTGGGAAATTAAGAGATAGTTTGAAGGTTCTAAAAAGGTCGCATAAAGGTTTTGTATATGGGACAAAAGTAAAAAGCAAGAAAGGTTTCCATTATCCTGGTTACTGGAATAATTCAAAATTTGTTTTTCTTTTTTTTAACAAAATAGATTTTGCTCAAATAAGTAGAATGACAGTTGATTTTTTAAATGATAGATTGGAAAGGTTTTCGAAATATAAAACAGGGTAATTATGGCATTAGATAGAAAAGGTATTGTTAAAGCATTTGTAGACCTACTAAAGTCTGACACAAGTGTATTATACGGGTCTGGAAAGCTTCTTAATATCATTAACGATAAATCAATTAAGTTTGCTAAGTCAAGAGTAAACAACAAAAAACCTTTTGGACTATACGTATGGTGTGTTGATGAAACTATTAGTATGTACAGAATGCAAAATAACGACGAAATATACGAACTTAATTTTCGTTACGAAGCTATTGCAGCAGACCCAGAAACTGCGGTACAACAAATAGATGACGCCAATGAAAGAGTTAAGTTATTAGCCAATCTGCAAATGTACAATGGTCAAATGATGTCAGCTTATTATACTGATTCTAATGCACAAGTAATAAATATCAATCCAATTAATTCTTCTTTGCCCGCACCAGAAAGCACAGAAGAAAAGAAAACTATAATAGAAATAGAGAGTGCTATTGAAATAGAAATCAATCGATATAGATAGGAGGTTGTATGGCAATTGAAAGCCAAAGAGCGAAAAAATGTTTCTTTTCATACAAAGAATCAACACCAGGAACACCAAACACTACTGCATTTTTTGAAGGTCGAGGGATGATGGCTTTGCCATCAACAGAACCACAACTTGAATCAGACAAAATGAAACTAGGGAGTGGAGAACATGGAACAAAAAGTGAAATCCAAGCTATATGGACACCTTTTTCGTATACTTGCGACAGGATGTCTGAGCTTGCTTATTTTCTTTCTTATTTTCAAGGCAGACCTTACACAGTTTCTCCGTCGGGAAGCCTTGAAAGACATGAATTATTTCATTTCGGCACTGAGGAAATGACTTTGCCTTCTTTCACTATAGAGTATGGTCTAGGGGGAACTGGGAATAACTCTGTAATAGCAGGATGCACCGTCAATGAATTTTCAATCACTTTCTCTTCTGGTGGAAATGGCAGGGTAGAAGCTACGTTTTCTGGTTGGGGGAACAGACATTATTGGAATGCAGGAGCTATAACAGAAAGACCAGCTGGAAATATGAATACAGGTGATAATAACTTGTTTGATTTTGGGTCAGAGCCTATTGTCAACTACAAGTGTTGCAATTTATGGGTTGCTGACACAGCAGACCATGTTAAGGGTGATTCTGTAGATTTTACTGGCGAAAACTTAGGTGCAAATTTGATTAATCTTACTACCCTACTGAACAGTATTACTCTAAGTGGCAACAATGGCGCTACAGTAGCAGATAAGGCGAGAGCTGGAGGGTATGGTATAGTCAACGATTTTGTGAGAGGTGACAGATCTTATAATCTGGAAATTAATCTCAGAAAAAACCTTAGTACTCTCGATACAGATGCAGCAATTATTGCTAACACGCAGAGAGCAGTTGAATTACTTTTTAATGGGAAATATATTTCTGGTACAGATCCATATGCCATAGATTTTTTTTGGCCGAAGGTACAATTCATCGGAGATGCTCAAGATGATGCAAGCCCAATTAGTATTACTCTCCCTTGTGAAGTTTTTGAAGACACAACAAATAGTGCTTTTGAAGTTTTTGTGCAAAGCCAGATAGGAACTGCTTATAATGCAACTATTTAATTTTTTTCAAAAAAAAGAGAAAAGATTTTCTTGTGGTGGAGAGAGATGTATTGAGTTTTGGGACAAAAATCACTGTAGATCTAAGATATGGTACCGGAAACCCAATGGTGACGAAATGCTTAATTTTGCCCATACTACATTAGCCACCGAAGAAAGTGAATTAAGGGAATTATCCTCTGTAAAATTAACTCCACACAAAATGCAGGAACTACTTAGAAAAAAGAAGCTAATCCCTTTTGGAGTTAAAATAATTACGAAATTCGAAGGATACGAGGATAAGGATGGCAAGGTTGTCACATCAATAGATAATATTATTGAATATTATCCTCATCATATTGAAAGTGTAGTAATGGAAGCTTATAATATGAGCGATAAATATAAAAAAAAAATTTAACATTTGAGGAATTCAATGAAGTGCTTAAATCAATGTTTGTTGTTACAGAAAAACAGGGTGAAAGAATTTGTGAAATTAAATTTCCATCTGGGTGTGAGTCTTGTGATTGTGATGACGATTGGCAATGTACAGAAGGTTGTCTCTGGAGAGAAAACTCTTGGAAATATGATGAGATGTATTATTATATGACACTAGCAAGGTGGGCGAATGCTGGAATTGATCTTAACAGGATTGATGATTTAGCGCCAAATGATTTTCTAAAAATTTCTATCTTAAAGAAAGTGTTATAATGGGACTATTTGGGTTTGGAAAAGTTAGCGAAGCAACTGTTAGGGTAAACTATGATGGGAAAAATGCAGAAAAAGGTCTTGGTGGCCTTAAAAAAGCAGTTGCAGGAGTAATTACAGCAGCTATAATGAAAGAGACTATTCAGTATACTTATGAACTAGGAAAACTTGGTGCACAAGCTAATTCTGTACAAAAAAACTTTGAAAATTTTGCAAAAAGATCCGGCAAATCCACAGATGAGATGATGCAAAAATTAAGAACAGCTACTCTTGGTATGGTCAACGACATGGAATTACAACAAAGAGCCATGCAAGCAATGGTAGCTGGTGTTAAGTTTGATGATATTATTACATCTATGGAATATGTGACAAAATTTGCTTCTGCTACAGGAACTGATGTTTCCCAAAAAATGATGACGGTGATGACAGGTCTTGCACGTGGTAGTGCTCAATTTCTTGATGACGTTGGTATACAAGTAATTGGGTCAAAAGATGTAGTTAATGATGCAATGATACAGATGAAAGAAAAGATGGGTCAATTTACTACTTCGGAAGAAGATGCTGCTGTACAAGCAGAACAGTTGAAAGCAGAAATGCAAAACCTTAAGATAGAATTAGGACAAAAAGTTCAACCTGTTTTTGTTGGTTTTCTTAATATAGCAAATAGGGCATTGACAGAATGGAAACAGATATTTTCTGATATTGGCGACTTTATGAGCAAGGTAGGTTTGATCCAGAAAAAGACTCAACAAGAAAGAATTAATACTACAATTCAAGAAGTACAAGAGCTACAGAAATTAAGAAAAGAACAAGAAATGATAAGAGATACCCAACTTGCTATGCAAGCACAGGGTGGTATATACTTTTCTCAAGAAGCTCTTGACCAAGCACTTTCAAATATTGAGGCAATTAACGAAGAGATTAAGTCTGTAGACAAAAATTTTCGAAAAGTAGGTTCTGGGACAGGTCTTCCAATACCAGGAACAACTATGGCAAAAAAAGAGAGCGATAGTGGTGGCAAGAAAAGAGCACAAGCAGAACGCAATGCTATGCAAAAAATTAGAGAACAAATGGCTCAAGACGCACAAGCGCATTGGGAATTTGAAGAAAAAAGAAGAGAAGAAGTTCTGGCTGATATAGAAAATAATTATGTATTATTGACAGATGCACAAAAAATATACGAGGGATCAAGAATAGAACTTATGGAAGATAGTGCTGAAAAAGAAAAAGCAACAATTAAGGCAAGGTTTGACGAGTTACACATGGTATATGCTGGTAATTCTGATGCCCTGAAATTGATAAAAGAAGCAGAAATTAATGAAATAAAATTAATGGAACAACAAAGAAGAGAAGAAGATATTCAAGAAGAAAGAAAATTAAAAGAAGAAAAAACAAAGCTTGCTCAAGAAGGATTGTCATCATACTCAAGTATTAATCAAGGAATAATGAGCATTATTAATATAAGGACATCAAAAGAGATAGCAAACCTTAAGAAACTTGGGCTCGAAGAAGAGGAGTTTGCAAAAAGAAAAGAAGAAATAATGCAAGCCAGCGCTCAAAAACAAAGAACATTTGCCAGAATACAACAAGGTATTGCTATTGCAGAAGCTACAGTTAATGTATATAAAGCTGCTTCTGGTGTTTTTTCACAAACATTTGGCGGGGTAATATCACGGTCATTAGCTATGGCGGCAGCAATAGGACAAGGCCTTGTAACAGTGTCGCAAATACAAGCACAACATTTTGAGACTGGAAGGATAGGAGATGTAAGCAGGGATAGGAAAAGAGACTCTGTTTTTGCAATGCTAGGTCCTGGTGAAAGTGTAATCTCTGCGCCACAGACGGCAATCCATGAAGACACATTGAGAGCAATACAAGACAATACAGCTAATACAGCAGCAGGTATGGCGAATATGCCAGGTGGCAACATAGTTAATAATTTTTACGGTATTTCAACAGAACAAATGTTGGAAGCACAGGTCAATATTCACAGAAAAAACAGAGTAGGTAGAAGAATATGAGCTGGAGTATAAGACCGAAATTTCCTACGGGTACAACATTCGATGGTGAAATTACGTGGACATCCACAGATATAGAAATACCTGATAATATTTATTTACAATTAGAAAGCACAAATATTGTAATTGGTTCGCAATTTGTAAATAAAAATACTGGTTTTGAAAAGAAAAAGTACAAAAAACATGATAATAGTTATGTTGAATATAGTATAATGCTTGTTGGAAACCTGCCATATTATCTGAAAGAATTATTACTAAGACTTGCTGCTGCTGTAAATGGCGCTGGAATGATACTAGAATTCAAGGATAATTGGTGTATGGGAACAATTAATTCTCCTATACAATATGAATGTAGATGGACCAACGCTGGTGATTTTGTAGAAAATAGTGAATTATTATGTGGTGGTAGCATTAAACTATTATGTTTTCGGAGTGTCGAAAATGAAGGTAGTGGCGATCCATCGGGTGGGGTATATGAAAAAACAATAGATGCGCCTCTTAGTGGGTTTGAATGGGATTTAAAAATAGACGATTCGGACGCAGACTATATATATGTGAGATTGCCGTAAGAAAGGAAAATTATGGCTGCAGATGTAAGAGTATATGAGATATCAACAAGTTCAGTTAGTAATCTTAACAATAGAGAATTTTGTTTTGAGACATCAAATGATACTGATCTTGGATGGAAGATGGCAGGGGGGAAAAATCAAGATGGTGATGTAATGCTTTTCCTTGCAAAAGATAGACCAGCACAAGTTACAACTCTTACTGTAAGTGGGTCTGTATCAATAAGTGCTGGTAGTATTACGATAGATACCCTTTCTCTTTCAACAGCAAGTTCGTATCAGGTTATGTATGGCGATTTTCAACAGTCTTCAACTTTTTTTTGGAAAAACAGTAAGTTAAAAATTGGCGCGACAAGTGACCCAGAATATAAGGTTGATATAGAAAGTTCATCTCAAGACCAGATGAGATTAATTAACAATAACACTGACTCAAATCCCGCCACATTAGTATTGGAAAAAAATTCAGACACTCCTGTTGATGATGATGAGATTGGTAGAATTAAGGCAACAGGAAATGACGACGATCTATCTGTCCAAGGATATGTTGACTATAGCGATATAACTTTTATCGCCTCTGATGTTAGTAGTGATAACCCAAACGGCCAAACTGTATTTTATAACATGGTTGCTGGTACACGTACAGAGTCTATAAGGCTTAATGCTAATGGAGATAACGAAATAACAGTAAAAAATGCAGCTTCTTTGAAAAATAATTTGAATATTAAAGCTACTCTTAATTACACCATAGGCAGGCCTAGGGTCCTTGACCTAACCTCTACTGACGCAGATCTCAAGGGTTTTGCTGGTGGATTTACGGACGGGAGATATATATATCTAGTTCCAGAGTCTAATGGTGACTATTTTGGGAAAGTAGCAAAAATAGATATACATGACTTTGCTACAGTCTCAGTTCTTGATCTAACCTCTACAAACGCAGAACTAAAAGGTTTTACGGGCGGTTTTACAGATGGTAAATATGGTTATTTTATACCATCAAGAAGCACACAAGGAAAAGTTGGTCGGGTAGATTTATCAGATTTTGCTACAGTGTCAATGCTTGACCTAACCTCTACTGACGCAGATCTCAAGGGGTTTTTTGGTGGGTTTACTTGGGGTAATTATGGTTATTTAATGCCATATTATAATGGTCAATATTTTGGAAAAATTGCAAGGATTCACTTAGATGACTTTGCCACAGTTTCAGTTCTTGACCTAACCTCTACTGACGCAGATCTCAAGGGGTTTTTTGGTGGCTTTACGGATGGTGTATATGGTTATTGTGTACCAAATGACAATGGTTCATGGTTTGGAAAATTCACTAGGTTTAAGCTAGAGGATTTTAGTAGTGTAGATACTATTGATCTAACACTGAGGAACTCTGAGTTAAAAGGGTTTCGTGGCGGTTTTACCGACGGCAGATACGCTTATCTTGTCCCTGCTACCTATGGAAAATTTACAAGGATTGATTTAACAGATTTTAACACAGTTGATTACATAGACTTAACAGATACAAACGCTGGCCTCAAAGGTTTTATCGGCGGGTTTACCGATGGCAAATGGGCCTATATGGTCCCTTTTGGTGCATCAGAACCTAGTGGATTATTTTGTAGAATAAATCTTAACGATTTTTCCACAATTGAAACTTTTGACATCTCTGAAATTAGTTCAAATTACAAGGGCTATCGTGGTGGTATATTTGATGGTAGGTATAGTTATTTTATACCAGCCTTTCATGCGTCTTATCATGGTAATCTAATAAGGTTTCAATCTCAATTTGGCGGTAACTTATAGTGCTATACAATCCTTATATAAGATATGAAACTACTAGTGTCAACTTAAGTAATAATATGTTAGCACCTACATTTCCTTTACAAGCTGGCATTAGGTTTCATAGTTATCCAAACGAAAAACCAGCATTGTTGACAACTAGTAGATTGTATGGCACAACAAAAATAAGATTAAGTATAGAGAATATAAAAGTAACAGACAAAGATACAGTATATAGTTTTTGGGATACTACTCTTTCTAATGGTTATAATGATTTTACCGTAATTGATCATCGTGGTAGGATGTTATTCGAATCAAGCTGGAACGATTGGGAAGTAAGATGGAAAAAACAAAGAGGTGGGCTATATACAATTATAATTAATATAGAATCTTCAACCCCTTGGACCCTACCTATTTTTGGATCTTATACTTTTGTAGGCAACAACCTATTAAGCCATGATCTCAATAGCCCTACGCTATCTTTTGGGACAGGAGGGTACCTTGAAGATAATAATTCGACAAACGTACTAAGGTCTAATGGGTACGCATTAGCCTTAGAGGGATCAAGTGGGAGTGTACAGATTGCAGCAACTTCTCCAGTTGGATATAGGAGTCGTACTCATAATGGATCAATTTCAATATTTTTTCAATTTAAAGCATGCGAGATAACTGACGATTTTTATTTGTTCGAAATAAAATCTAGTGATAATACTCATATCAGAATAGTGCATGGTGATGATAAAATATATGCAGAAATAAATAACGTTGAACTACGCAAAGGATCTGCTTCTTACACAAGTTTGACTCAACAAACATGGTATGATGTAGCATATTCTTTTGATGCAAATAATAATAATTATTATCTGTATATTACAGAGTCAGGAGTTAGTAGTTTTAATGATTTTCTTGACGGAAAAACAGATGTTGATGAAAACATAAACACGTATATGTCAAGCTCTCAATATCCATCGCGTGTGAAATGGCAAGAAATTAATTTAATTAAAGAACTAACAACTACAGGTGTGTATGATTATGATTATTGTTATTTACAAAATTTATTTATTTTTGATGGATTTTTAACAGCCACGGAGTTCAACACTATGCGTAGGCTGTGTTACATGTGGAATAACAAAACAACTTATTACCCAAAGTAAATTATGATTCAAGAAAACTCATGTCTTGTTATGCAAATTACTCTTAAGAGTAATACTTATTATGTTACAGACAGGCCAGATATAAGCCTAGACGGAAACGTATATAGAAATGTCGTGCTTAGTTGGGGAAATATAGAATTTTTTGGTAATATTGGTGATGGAGAATTTCAGACTGGAAGCACAGAAGTCGTACTAATGAATGGAGAAGAGTATATTGATGCTGGTTATAATTTTGACCCTACTGACATATGGAATAATTACACAGCAGAAATAAGAAGATATTCTTCAGGAATGTATAATTTTGTGGATTATGGTGATGGACTAGGCTGTTTGCCTGTGAAAAAAGGAAAAATCAAAAATTACCAAATTAGTAATAACCAAATTAGTTTTTCAATCGAAGACGTTGACAGCAGAGATAGTATATTAATTCCTGGTGTTATTTGTGTAGACAATTCGTCATTAGATGAAAGTGACGCTCGAACAACAATAACTGGCGTTATTGGTGGTTCTGGAGACACAATAAGTGTTACTGATTCTTCTATATTTTACACGGGGGAATTAGTTTTTTTAACTGAAAATACTGGTGATACTGAATACGCAAGAATATTGTCTATTGATTCGGATAATAATAGATTAACTTTTTATGAAGATGTACAAAACTCATTTTCTTCCGGAACAAATTATATAGAAAAAGCATTTAGAGTTATCCCTAAAAAATTTATTGACCAAACTATACCTGTGTTATTTGGAGATTTAGGCGAAACTGGAAATATCTTTGCGAAACTAATAACTACTAATGGTGGAGCCGGAACACAAAAAATAATATGTGACTATATTAAAACAACATCAATAAGTCAAGTAGGTATTTTTTTTGAAGATATGAGAGAATATCTAAAAGCAGAAGAAGACGAAGATTATACAATTAACAACAATATAATAGATTTCGAAATAGATACTGAAGCTACATTATCAGAGGATATTGTAACAATATCTGGTGGGATACAAGTTATTAAGGTTTCGTCTATTGACAATATAATATGGTATGACGAGGATACAGTAGAAAACGCAAACCCAGAAATGCTTACTGTTAGCGTGATTAAAATAGACCAAGAATTAATGCAAGTAGTTGACAAGCCATCTAATATATATATACAAGTCGAAAGAGGTTACAATGGCACTAACATAACAACCCATAATGCTGGTGCAAAAATATACCAAAGTTCAAAATATAGCTCAAAAAATTTAATATCATTTTTTCATCTCTTTCCTGCAGTTGCCAGTAGTAATTATTATTACAAGACTAACCCTGGTGCACCAACACTAGTAATATCTGATATAATGACTGGATGGAATAATATTATAGATGGGGACCTCAATACTTATTATGAAATATATTACGACATAAGTGAGCAAAGTATGAGGATAATTAACTTTGACATTAAATTTGCTAATATAGAAAAATCATACAAAGTAATATATTCATGTTTGGCTTTGAAATCATATTTGTACTTATATCTTGATGCTGATTCTAGTTTATTAATAACAAAAACCAGATACAATCACTTTAAATTTGCTCTATACGATCCAAATCAAAAAACGGAAAGAGATGAAGATTTATTAACACAATCTGCTGGTACTGGCAATCAAGATTTTAATTATCATATACAAGGATCTATAGAATACTCGGGATTAACGGCTCAAACAGCATCTATAGATATGTTAATTGATAATTATTCGACTTTTAGTGGAGATAACCAAACAACTGTTTATCATGACTCAGAGTTTACAAATATAATTAAATATAAACCAAATTATAATCTTGAATATCTTGAATATGATTATACAGGCAGTGAAAATTATTTGTATAGCAATAACTATAAAGACACAGGTAGACCTTTTGTCGAGGCAGCTGAAGAAGGTCCGTATATTATTGACAAACTAACAGACCTCAACAAAAAATGGAAATTTTCTATGTTGTTTTGGTATTATACAGCGGGAATAAAATTTCGGCTTAACACAATTGGTATATGGTGCAGATTCTTAGTTGATTTTACGGAAAATGAGCTTATTTCAAAGGCTACAGGTAGACAAATTACTGAAACTGTTTCAGATATAACAAAAAGTACAGAAGGGAATCTATGTGAACACCCAAAAGATGTATGTTGTCAATTACTAACACAAGAAATGCAATATGAAGAAGATGATTTTGGGTATACTTGGAGAGAGTCAAGTTATAAATATTGCTATGTAATGAATTATAATACAACTCTTGAAATAATAGACGTAACTATCCCTGAAAGACCTGTTCAGGTATCTACTACTGACCTAAGTAGTTCGTTTGGCGGTTATAGTTATGATTTTAAACTATACGAAGATAAAATATACTTAACAAACGGTACTGATAGATTAATGATTATCGATGTGAGCGATAAAATGAACCCTACTGTTGACAAACTAATACTTGACGGAGAATTAGGAGGTGTTGATCTTACTGGCGCTAAAGGGTTAGACATTGAAGGTAATTATCTTTATGTGGGTACTACAACAAAAATGGAAGTAATAGATATATCAGACACTGAAAATCCAGTCCATGTTGGTACTGCTGAAAATGGTGTTGGTGGTGTAACTATTAATGAATCTCAAGAATTACAGTATGTTGCTGAATTTGGATATGTATTTGTGTCAATCAAGAGCGGTGTAGAAATAATAGATGTATCTACCCCATCATCTCCAACACACGTTAATCTAATATCTATTACAAATTATGTAGCATTATATCGTAGATTAAGAATGAAAATAGTTGGAGATTATCTTTACTATTGCCAGATAGCAGCATTAGATACTTTCAACTTACTAATATATGATATAAGTGACCCAGGATCTCCTAATCTTGAGAGTACGACAAGTATTGATGATATATGGGGGCTTTGGGTCTATAACGATAAAGCATATCTTACAAATACTGTATTAGATCAATGGGATGTTACAAATAAGGCTGCACCATCGAAAACAAAAAGTACATACAATACAGGCAGGTATGGTGAGATTACTTTTGACACAGAAAATGACTTAGTATATTTTTTTACGGACCCGGCTTCAGGAGATGATAGTATTAATGTCTATAATGATGACGATTTGTCAAAAGTAAATATAATTAATCCTTTTGGAAATATGGAGTTTTCTGAGATAAAACAAATAGTATTAGCGTCTGAATATGATCATGTAAGAGACGTAGCGTTTTCATATGGTGGCAAAGATGATCAGATTGAAGGGTGGAAATTCACATCAACAATAGCGTCTCATTATCTGTATCAGATAATGAAAAATTATTCAGGCAAAATAGATATAATAGATATATACCAAATTTACAACAAACCAGTAATGGGATCTGAGATAAAAATAGAAGATATTCTTTTTGTTGCAGATTCTGGTGTAAGAAAGCTTTCTGTTTTTCATACTGGTTCAGATCTCATATGTAACGATTTTATAGTTAAATACAAAAGAAATAATGCTACAGACGAGTTTGAGGGTGTATATGTGCTGCCAGATACATATACCATGGTTAAATCTGGCATAACTCTTCAGCAAGCCAGGATAGACTATTATGACGGTAGAAAAAAAACACTTGAAATAGAAAGTAGATTTATATACAGCGAAAATATTGCTAAGAAATTAGCTGAATGGCATGCTGATGATAAAGCAGAGGTACATTTCTATTGTGAAATTTATTTGGACTACAAACACTACTCAGACAAAAACTCACTTAATACTCAATACCAGATTGGAGATATCATATATCTTAATGGTACTGATAGCGGTATTACATTTGATTCAAGCAAGCCTTTATATATCAAAGACATATCAATATTAGATTCTGGGAGAGAAATTCTCATTAAAGCTAAAAGCCTCCATCCTATATCTTCTTTTTAATTGATTTATAGTAAATTATAAAATTATTGTTGATATTTAATTTTTTTTGTGGTAATATTTAGTTATTATTTGAATAACACAAAAATAAGGAGCTGTATATGCGAATCACAAAAAAATGGCTTATAGAAAAATATGCTTGCGAACCAGGATTATTATGGTTTTGTAACCAGTCTGAGATAAATCCCATAAAAATAATCAAAAAGCTTATGTTAGAGGATCGTTATGAATGGGGTAGCTGGTTGATTACAAACATTCTTACAAAGAAAGATAATATCTTATACGCGATATTCGCAGCGGAAAAAGTACTCCATATTTTCGAAGAAAAATATCCAAACGACAAAAGACCAAGGAAAGCTATCGAAGTAGCTAAAAAATATTTAAGTAATTTTTACGCATCTGCTGCTGCTGATGCTGCTGCTGCTGCTGCTGTTGATGCTTCTGATGCTGCTTATATTGATGATGCTACGGCAGCTGCTGATGCTGCGGCAGCTGCTTATTCTACTGCTGCTGCGGTTACTTCTGACTATATTACTTCTTCTGTTTATGCTGATTCTGCTTATGCTGATTCTGCTTCTGCGGCAGCTTATAATAATAATTCAGACTATTATTTAGAAAAAAAAATAATAAATTATGGGATCGATTTACTTAAAAAACAAGAGTAAAAATGGATATAAATTACCTAAAAAGTAGAATAATGTCTGAGGTAAGTATTGTTTCTGTCGTAGAAAAATATACAAAGATTAAGAAAACAGGAAACCAATATATAGGTCTTTGCCCATTTCATAACGAAAAAACACCATCATTTTTTGTTAACCCTGAGAAAAATTTATTTAATTGTTTTGGATGTCATATGGGTGGGGATTTATACAAATTTGTTATGGAAATGGAAAAATTATCATTTATGGATACGGTGATAAAAATATCCCAGGATTATGGAATTATGGAAAATAATAACCAAAATCAAAGTAAGTATAATGAATACTATTCAGCACTAAAACTAATTTCTGATTCTTATTATAACGAATTAAAAAAAAATAAAATTGCTATAAACTTTTTAAAGCAACGAAAAATTAAACCAGAAATAGTAAAAGAACTTAAAATTAGTTACGCTCCAAGCGCGATAAATTACTCAACACAAGTGCTAAAGCAAAATACAGATCTCATGAATAAGGTAGGGATAGTAAAAATTACCGACAATGAAATGAAAGATAGATTTAATAATAGGATAATGTTTCCAATCTTTAGCAGTAATAATATTGTAGGTTTTTCTGGCAGGGCTGTTAGTGATAGCTTACCAAAATATCTTAATTCACCTGATACTGATATTTACAAAAAGTCAGAGGTTTTGTATGGCCTAAATTTTGCTAAAAGATATATCAAAGAGAAAGGTTGTGTAATAATTGTTGAGGGTAATTTTGACTTTGTTAAGCTTTACCAAAATGGAATAAAAAATGTAGTAGCACTACTATGTACTAACTTTACTGACTACCAAATTAATTTACTAAAAAAAATAACCAATAATTTTATTCTTTGCCTTGATAATGATAATGCTGGTAGGAACTCAACAAAAAAAATAATTTACAATATATACGAAAAATATGACGAAATTAAAATAAATATAGTGTCACTAAAAGATACAAAAGACCCTGATAGTTTTATTGACGAATATGGCTGCGAAAAATTTTTAGTTGAGATAAAAAATAGTACTATGGGGATAAATTATTTAATTTACAATTCAAAGTTTAAGGTTGAGTTACAAAATATTATTAAAAGTATTTATAAAAAATATACTTCAAATCTAAAAACAGAAAAAGATGAAAAAAAAATAAAACAAAAAACTTGTTTTTTGAAGAAAAAAATCGTACAATTAATTAAAGTAACCGAAGAAATTATGGGAGAAACAAAATAATGGCTAAAAGATTATTTGACAACACTTTATTTAAACACAAGTTTTTTAAAAATTTACCAGAAAAATATAAATTGATGTGGATATACTTACTATGTGAATGCGATCATTCTGGTATATGGATTGTAGATTTTGATGTATTGGGTATTTATATAAAAAACATAGGTTTAGAAGAATCAATTAAAGTCTTTGGTGATAAAATAGTAGTTTTCGACAATGAAGAGAAATGGTTTATCCCGTCTTTTATAGAGTTCCAATATGGGTTATTAAACGAAAAAAATAGAGTACATAAATCAGTTATAGATATTTTGGATAGATTCAAACTATTAAAATATACAAAAATAATGACCCTTGAAAGGGTCATGGAAGGGTGTAAGGATAAAGATAAAGATAAAGACAAAGACAAAGACAAGGAAAAAGAGAAAGAAAAAGAAAAAAAAGAAAAGCATTATAAATTAGGCTCAAAAAAAAATGAAGAAGATTTTAATTTTTTTTGGCAAAAGTATCACGAAGTTGTTAAATTAAAAAAAACAGACCTGCAAGATTCAAAAAAAGCTTGGTCGAAATTAACCAGAAAGGAGAAAACCAATGCCTTGAATAATATAGAAAAATACTATTGGTCGCTCAAAAATAAGAATTATCCACACAAAGCACGAACATATCTCTCGAAAAAACACTTTGATGACGAGTTTGAAATTAACAAAAATGACAAATGGGGAAATTGGTAATGACAAAAAATTTTTTTAAAAACCGAATTAAAAAGCTTGAAAAAGAGCTTCAACTCTCTGCAAATACAGAGTTTTACACCGATGTTTTGTTTGAAAAATTTAAAAATTCTGATGATAAAAATTTTAACAAAACTTGCGATATTTTAGCATCAACTTACGAAAATAAATTCAAATTTCCTGGGTTAAGTGATTTTATAAAAGTTTATAAATCAATAATTTACCCGCCAAAAAATCTTAATTTAAGAAAAAAAAAACTAACAAACAGGGAAGTTGAGCAGGTTGGAAATATAGCCTCTGAATTAGCAAAAAAATTTTCAAAGAAAGGATCCTAAATGTCTACACTATACCGCACAGACGGAACAATGATAGATAGTTCTAACAAGTTACCACTCGAAAAATTAGCAAATAAGAACAAAGATAAGCTTTTTGGTGCCAATCTCAGTTATAAAATTCTACGTTTCGCTAATCTCCAAAAAGCTAATCTCAAAAAAGCTAATCTACAAAAAGCTAATCTAAGTTTCACCAATCTTAGTTTTGCTGATCTCCGGGAAGCCAATCTCCAAAAAGCCAATCTAAGTTGCGCCAATCTAAGTTACGCCAATCTTAGTTTTGCTGATCTCCGGAAAGCCAATCTACAGGGAGTCGATCTCCAGAGAGCCGATTTCAGAAAAGCCAATCTCCGGAAAGCAGATGTTAAGGAAGCCAATCTCAATTACGCCAATCTCCGGGGAGCCGATCTCCGGGAAGCAAATCTCCGGGGAGCCGATCTCCGGGAAGCAGATCTTCGAGAAGCCAATCTCAGTTTCGCCGATCTACGTTTCGCCGATCTACGAGAAGCCAATCTCAGTTTCGCCGATCTCAGTTTCGCCAATCTCAGTTTCGCTAATCTCAGTTTCACCGATCTCCAGAAAGCAGATCTCCAGAAAGCCGATCTCCAGAAAGCCGATCTCAGGAAAGTCAATCTCCAGAAAGCCGATCTCCGAGAAGTCGATTTCCGCTGGTCGATAATCGATGATGCAGACCTCCGCAACGCAAAATACGACTATGAGACAGTAATGCTTCAAGTTGATTGGGGAGAACTTTCCGACAAACTCACCCTCGAACTCATGCGCCAGGACGCGCAATTAATTGGAGAAGACATGATAACAGCCTGGGCTAATGGCGGCGAATGTCCTTACGAAGTTCTGTACAGAGATCGAGACTTCAAATTCAATGTTAAAAAACACCTCTGGAAACCCGGAAAACCAAAATACGGAAAAGATCAAATGAGAGAGCTGTTTGAGGCGCTTTGTAAGGAAAAAGGAGTGAAGATCTGATGTTAAGCAAAACAGAAAAAATTATTAACATTGTAACACAAAGGAGTTGAAAATGCCAACACTATATAGCACAGACGGAACAATGATAGATAGTTCTAACGAATTGTCGCTCACAGAGTTAGTACGGAAGAACAAGAAGAAACTTTTGGAAGCTGATCTCCGAGTAGCAGATCTCCGAAAAATCAATTTGCAAAAAGCCGATTTCAGTTACACTGATCTCCGGGAAGCTGATCTCCGGGAAGCTGATCTCCGGGAAGCTGATCTCCGGGAAGCTGATCTCAGTTACGCTGATCTCCGAGAAGCAAATCTCAGTTACGCTGATCTCCGTGAAGCTGATCTCTGTTACGCTGATCTCCGGAAAGCAGTACTTGAGGATATTAATTTTCAAGGTACAGATCTCCGAAAAGCCAATCTTCGAAAAGCAAATCTCCGAAAAGCCAATCTTAGTTTTGCTGATCTCCGGAAAGCCAATCTACAGGGAGTCGATCTCCAGAGAGCCGATTTCAGAAAAGCCAATCTCCGGAAAGCAGATGTTAAGGAAGCCAATCTCAATTACGCCAATC